GAGAAGCACGCCGCGCTGGGCGCGAGGGGCCGCGTAACCGACGAGCGTACACGAGGCGATTGCCCCGGGGGTGGTGACCCAGTAGCTCACCGCATCGGAACGCTCGTTCCCGTCGGGGTGGAAGCCCAGGGCATCCTTCGGGGAGCGAGCCACCACCACGAACCCGGCGTATTCGTCGTAGTCGGGGCGGTCGGAGCGTTCGACGAGGTAGACCTTCAGGCGTGCCATCAGTCGTCCCCCAGCCTGGAGATCAGGTCGGACAGCTTCAGGCTCTTGCTGCGGGCAGCGTCCCTGACGCCGCTCGACTTCTTCGGATCCTGCATGGTGCGGACCTGCTTGTGGAAGTACCCGGCCAGCGCCTCGCGGATCAGCCGCAGGTCCCGCTCGCTCAGGTCAATGTCGAACTCAGACATCATCCTCTCCCTTCGTCGTCGGTAGAGTGGCGCGAAGGCGGTCGCGTAGGGCAACCACGCCGGGGTTCCCATCGCCATCGAAGTCGGTCTCCCGGATGCTGTAGGTGAGCATCTGGACGCAGGCCCGCAGGTCGTCCGGGTCCGGGATGCGCTGACGCAAGCGCAGGTACTCCTCCTTGAGCCTGACGACCTCGGCGTTCTCTTCGTCGGTGGGTACGAGCGCCCGCAACCGCTCGACCTCGGCTTCCAGCGCCTCGATGTACTCCCCGTCACCCGTGCTGTCAAGCACCGTCGTCCTCCAGGTGGGCGAGGTAGGCGGTGACCGCCGCGAAGAACACCCGGTCAGCCGGGGTCCAGTCGAGCCAGTCGTCGTTGAAGCGCTGAGCAGCCTCCTCGACGACAGCCTGCACGTCGATGGGCAGCTCGTGCATCTCAGAGTAGCAGAAGCGGCACTCGGGCTCGTCCACCCACTCGCCGGGGTGCTCCCAGCAGGTGGGCGCCCAGCGGAACTCCTGCTCACGGTTGAACAGGGCGCAGGCGGGGTTGTGGCAATGGAGATCGACGATCTCGACGCGGCTCACGCGGTCACCTCCCGGTAGACGGACGTGCCGTCCGAGAACCCGCCGAGCCGCTCCAGGGGGGTGCCCCCCACGTCGGTGATGGCGGTGCGAACGACGGAGACGAATCGCTCAGCGTTCTTCCGGCACCAGGACTCGGCCAGACCGGGGCGCTCCGCGTGGGGCTCGACCCCGAGGCTGACGGACCAGATGTCCAGGTACTCGTAGACCACGACCCGGGCGTGGGCGTTCTCCAGGAGGAGGATGCCCTCCCGGTCGATCCAGCCACGTCGCAGGGGCGGGGCCATCATGGAGGGGAAGGCTTCGAGCAGGGCCTCCTGCAGCGTGTCGGTGAAGCTGTTGTAGTAGGCCGGAGGGTCGTCCTGCTGGACCCCGGCGTACACGGTTGCGATGGCGTCGGTGAGGACGCCTACGGATCGGCCCATGAGGGCCTCCTTTCAGGTCGACTCATTCGGTTGTCAAGGTGCGCTCCCCGGATTCCGGGGACCCCCCAGTATGCTCACACCGGGGGGCCCCGTGTCAAGGGGTCAGAGCAGGTCGTCGTCCATCAGCCCGCCGAGGGCGTCGTCGACGTCCATCCGCAGGTCCTCTCGGTCCTGAGCCTTGAGGGGATGCCCTCGCCGGAGGCGGTCGATCACGTCCTCCCAGCGTGAGAACAGGGTCAGGTGGGTGTCGGGGCACAGCTCGCGGATGCGGTCGAGGTCACGGAGGATGCCCATCAGATCAGCTTCGCACGCTTGAGGGCGTAACGCTCGTCCAGGACCCGCTGGGCGGCAGCCCCATTCCGCAGGGCCTCGTCCGCGTCGTCCTCGTCGGTCAGGAGCGAGGCCAGGTGCAGCGCGATCTCGATCAGCTCGCGCTTGGAGAGGTCCCAGAGGGGGGCGGCGGGGGAGGTCATGCTCCACGCGCCCAGCTGGCGTGCCTTGCCTTGCGTGTAGAACCCCATAGTCAGGCTCCGTTCATGGAGGGGGAGAAGAGGGGGGTCAGGCTGTTGACGCGCTGGCCCTTCCGCAGGGCGAGGTTGATGGTGTCCGCGAGCCGGTCGACGCGGACGGTCTGGATGTCCAGCAGGGAGCCGCCCTTCACCTGGGTGGCCAGCTCCAGGCGCCACAGGTCATCGGGGGCGCTGCGCTCCGGGAGCCGGGAGATGCCAGTGATCTGGACCTGCACCACGGGGTGCTCGTCGAAGTCCTCCGCCTTGACGCGCTCGACGAACAGGCGCCGGGCCTCGGCCTCGCTCGAGCCCTCCTGGACCCCCTCGTAGGTGTCCTTCAGGAGGACGTCGGCGGTGATGCGGTACTCCGGCATCAGCCCACCGCCTGCTCGATGTCGAACTCGTCCCAGGCCACGCGCAGCTCCTTGGCGGCGTTGTAGAGCTTGAGCAGCTCGTCGTCGATCTCCCGGAGGGTGCGTCGGGCCCAGTCCGGGCGGCTGGGGGCAGCACGCTTCTCCATCAACACGTTGGTGATGCGCCGCTCCACCAGGTCCTGCAGCAGCTCGATGGTCTCGATGTCGAACACGGGTGCCTCCTTCACAGCAGCTCGTGCGCCCGGGTGGATGCCCGGGGGGTGGGGGTGGTGACGAAGTACGCCTCGACGATCTCCGCCGGGTCGAGCCCGTCGTGGCCGCCGACGCTGCGGTAGTAGATGCCCCGGGCCACCCCGGTGAGGAGCAGGCTCTCCTTCCCGAGGTGGCGCAGGACCTCCGCGACCTCGGTCTGGTCGGCGGTGAAGGTCAGGTCGTCGCTCAGGTCGGCGACGTAGAAGACGTGGGCGGTCAGGCTGCTGTTCATTCGTCCCTCCAGGGGTACTCGGTCACGATGTGGTCCCCGCAGTCCCGGTAGACCACCAGGGCCCCGTTGGGCAGGGTCTCGGCAGCGAACGCGGGGCAGTGGTCGGGGGTCTCGTCAGGCAGGGTGGCGAGCCCGAAGATCAGGACCAGGGCGAAGGTGACGACGAAGACCACCACGACCTCGATGGCTCCGACGCGGCCCCTCACTTCGGGACCCCGGTCATGATGGTCGCGTCCTGGCGGGCGGATCGGAGCAGGTCGATGGCGTCCTCGATCCGGGTCGCCACCTTCACGGCGCTGGGGGTGGGGGTCCCGACCTGCAGCTCCCACAGCAGCTGGCGCAGCATGTAGACGTGGCGGTCCAGCGTGTCCTTTACTTCGGTGCGGGTCACGCGCGGGCCTCCTCGATGATGTCGACGACCTTGCGTTCGATGCTGTAGCGGTAGCCCCGCCACTCGCGGTTGGCGTACTCGGTGAGCTTGCGGAGGGCCGGGTACAGGCGGTGCTCGCGGAGGGGCCGGAGATCGCCCGAGCGCCCGGCGTCCCCGAAGTAATCGACCAGTCGGCGCGCTGCCCGAGCGAAGGTGCGGGCCCGGGCGCGGTCGTCGAAGGCGGCGACCTGGAAGCCGGTGCGCTCGTGGGAGACGACCCACTTGCCATCGGGCTCGACAGCGTCGCGGGCCTCGCCCAGCTGTCGGTGGATGGCGAACCCCCCATGGGGGCAGCGCTCGCCCGGGACGTTGACGATGCCGTGCATGCGGTGGCTGGGGTGAACGGTGGTGTAGGGCATCAGTCGTGCTCCTCTCGGTGGTGAAAGGCGGACAGGGTGACGACTTGCGCGAAGTCGACCCCCCAGGCGTCGGCGATCTGGCGGGTCTGGAGGTCGGTCATGGTCGGTCCCTTCGGCCCCCGATAGGTGGGGGCGTGCCCGTTGGTCGGGCGCAAGATAGGGGGCCGGAGCCCCCGGTCGATCAGTTGTCCCAGTCCACAACGCCGGGCGTGTCGAACTCGGCGAGCAGCAGGTCCAGCTCGTGGCGGGTCTTGTATTCTTGGCGGGTATGCCCGGTGACAGCTTCACGCTCGCGCTGCAGGATGTCCAGGAGGTACGGGATCAGGTCCTTGGGCAGCGTCACGGTGGTCAGGGTGGTGTCCATGGGGCTCCTTTCAGAAGCGGAAGTAGGGTGCGAACATCCGGCGCAGCTGGGCGTTCTCGTACTCGCGCAGCTGGTGGGCGTAGTGCGGGTTCGGACGCCGCTCCAGCGTGCCGCCGTGGGCGGCGACGTTGTCCTTGACGCCGAGCATGTCGCTCGACCCGTGCTGCTGCCCGTTGGGCAGCCAGAGCATCCAGAACCCGCCCCGACGGGTGACGTGGGACGTGGTCCCGTCCGGCCAGACGGCGACCGGCGTGGTCTTCGCAGGCTTCCGCATCAGTAGCGCACCTCCGGGCGGATGGTCGTCAGGAACGGGATGCCGCCGACCTCGTACGCCACCGACTGCTCGCCGGAGTCGAGGAGGAGCGCGATGATACGGTCCAGGGCGGGGGTGAGGCGCTCAAAGACGGTCACCAGGGTGATGTCGTCGACGTGCAGGGTGCCAGCGTCGTCGCGCCAGTAGCCCTGGTGGCCGGGGCTCAGGGTGACGCCCCCGGCGTGCGCCAGGGCGATATCGCGGGCCTTCTCGGCCAGGTGGGCGGGGACGTAGACGGTGTGCTTGATCATTCCAGGACCTCCAGGGCGGTGATCTCGTAGGCGTCCGCGCCGACGTTGAGGGCGGGCTGCCGGGCCCGCCACGCGGCGATGCGCTCGTCGCTCACGGGCTCGTCGTGACGCAGCGGCCAGGGGCGGTCAGCCTCCCAGGCGTTCATGGCGGCGTCAGCGGCCTCATGCGCGGCCACAACGGCCTGTGCTGCCTCCAGGGAGGCGCAAGCGCACAGCGGCGCGCCGAGACCTTCATAGTCGTGCCCGGGCGAGACGATGTAGACCTTCATGGCGATCTCCTTCTGGGCCCGATAGGTGGGCCCGTGCGCCGGTTGGTCCGGCGGCAAGATAGGGCCCCGGAGGGCCCGAGTCGATCAGTTCAGCCCCATCCGGCGGGCCTCAGAGTAGCAGTTCTGGACGGCGTCGAGCGTGGCCACCCGGCGCGAGACCGAGGACCCGTGGCAGGTAATCCCGCGCCACGTCGCCGCGCAGGTCCAGGACCCGTCGTACCAGCGCATCCAGCGCAGGCGCATTAGCGGACCTCCTCGTAACGCATCGTGACCTCGTTCCAGCGCCAGGTGACCCGGCGCTTCAGGGGGCGCATGGCGGCGACCGCCTCGGAGACCAGGCGGGTCTGCTCAGCGCGTCCCTCGGCGTGCTGCCGGGCCCGGTCGGACTGGTAGCCGGGCATTAGCGGGGCACCTTCCGGGCGTGCCGGATGGCGACGTTCAGGGCGTCCCGCAGGGCGACGGCGGCCTCAAGCGAGTCGGGCTCGGTCCCGTCGACGAAGATTGCCACCTGGGCGCCGTGGTCCGCCGTCCAGGGGGTCTCCATCTTGACGACGGCGAACGTCTCGAAGCGATCCGCGCGGATGTCGGCGGTGCCGAGGTGCAGCGACAGGTCGACGCGGCCCTCGTAGCTGGAGGCGACGGTGTACGGGCCGTGGTGGGCGGGGCGGCAGGCGGTGTTCTCGGCGAAGATGCGGGCGGTCGTGGTGCTCATGGTGGAGCCTTCCTGCTGCCGATTGGCAGCGGTGCGCCGTTGGAGCGGCGGCAAGATACCGGCCGGGTCGCTGACGCGGGGTCCGGCCGGGGTGATCGTGGTGCGGTCGACAGGAGCCTGGGGCTCTACCGCCGACGCTGGGCCTTGAAGCCCAGCAGGTCCTGACCCCGTTGCAGCGGCTCGCCCCACGGCGTACGGAACCGGGGTGTCGTCACCGGTCGGAGCGGCTGTCGGTCGGTCAGGTGTTCGTCCTCAGCCTCCCTCGCCCGTCGGAGCCCCAGATGCGACGCCTGGGGCGGGCTGCTTGACGGCGACTCGGAGCGTGGGCTCCTCTTCCGGGCTCGTAAGCCCCCGAGGTCGATTCCTCGGTCTGCCCCTCAGCGGGGCGTGAGGAAAGTATGGGGCATGGGGCCTGACTTGTCAACCCCCCTCCTCCGATGTCGTGCTGGACGGCCTGAAGGGCCCCTCGCATGGCGCCTGACCGGAGCGCGTCCGGCGCCCGACCGGCAGGGCCACCTGTAGTAGCCGGGTTGCGGCCACGTCGCCGCGTCGAGCGAACGCCGTCCAGGACGCGCTCCTCTCACAGCGTCGCTCGAGTCGAGTCGAGGCGCCCGGCCACCACACCGAGGTGGCACCACGTCGACGTGGGGGCAGGGGCGTCGACACGTCACGTCGTCACGTCGACCGGATCGACACGTCGAGGGGTCAGGGGATCAGCCCCAGGACCGACAGTACCAGGTGCGTTCGGAAGCCAAGGACCGGGGTGGGGGATCGCAAGGCTCGACAGCCCCCCTGGTAGGTGTACAGCTCAAGGATCGGATGGTTGCATGTATTAGGTACCTCCACGAACGTATATCCAGTTCCTCCCTCCCAGACGCTCTATCTCCTCCTGCATACCCACTACCATCCAAGGCTAGGATCACCGTCCCACACGCTATAACTCGTTGTTCTGTTCCTCACAACTTATACACCTTCCCCTCAACAACCCCGTCCACCACGCAAACTCTAATCCCCTACTGTCTGTAGGTCTATACAGCGAAACCCCCACCCGAAACTCAGCACCCACCCACCTGAAGAGAAGTCACCTCGATAGAATACCCCTCGAAAGTCGTACTCCTACTACCTGTCCATCCTCTGACGTTCGTACTTGATCCCTGTGTAAGTCTTAGGGAGGGGTAAGAACTCTACAATCAAGGTCTTTCAGTCTACACCACGGGGGTGCTTCTCGTCAAGTCCCGCTTTCTGGAAGGTGGAAACGCTGTCCTGGACGGAAAAAACCCCAGAAAAGTGCCACTTTGGGCCCCTGAGTGTCGGATTCCGCACCTTCGGGGGCCCCCGTGACACCCACCCCCTTGACAACAGGCCCTCGAGTGTGCCAGAATAGAGGGAGACGGGGGCGAGAACGCCTCCAGAGAGGAGAAACCCATGCTCAGAGACGACTTGGAGGCGTTCGCACCCCGGATCGACCGCCCGCTGATCATCGAGTTCGTGAACTTCCTGCACGAGAGGGGCTACTCGGCCCGCTTGACCTACGGATTCTGGGACTTCGAGGTCTTCCGGGACGCCGACGAGCCCGTCCTGGCCATCAAGACCGTCCGAAACGCCCCCACGGAGTCCCAGATCACGAAGTTGGTGACCGATGAGACCCCAGCGAAGGTGCTTCTGGTCGACGGACCCAATCCAAGGGCCCACCAGGTGCTCGAGCAGGCCCCGTTCCTCGCCGCGACGGGCACCGGGGTCTTCGTGAGGGCCCACGGGTGGGTGATTCTGCCCGGGACGCCGAACCTGGAGCACGCGGCGAACGTCCGGCTGCGTCTGGCGCCCCGCTGGCAGGAGCAGCCCGACGGATCCTTCCTCAAGGCCTGCTCCGTGTGCGGCGAGATGCTCCCCCCGGACGCCTACTACCGCGCCGCCTACCCGACCCTCAAGGACCCCTACCGCCACCAGTGCAAGGCCTGCTACCGAGCCGGCCAGAAAGAGCGCCATGCCCAGAAGCAAGCTGACTGACGCCCAGATCGCCGAGATCCGGCGCCTCTACTCGCTCCGGGGCTCAACCCAGAACTGGACCGTGGCCAAGCTGGCCGGCGTCTTCGGGACCTCGAAGGCCAAGATCGTGTCCCTGTGCCGCGATCTGCCCTTCGCCGGCTACCGAGGCTACCCCCAGGCGCCCCAGAACCTCGAGTCAAGCTCCCCCTTCGCGCGGGACTAGGGCTTGACACGCCCCCCTCAACCGTGATAGGGTATAGGGGTCGCCGGTTGGATCCCCGGCGTCCCCCCTCGAGGGGGAAAGCAGCTGCGGTGATCCCCTGGGGGGCCAACCCCGGGGGGTCGCTCTCTGGCCCCTAGTCCAACGGCAGGACGCGCGGCTCTGAACCGCGAGGTCGGGGTTCAAGTCCCTGGGGGCCAACCAAGCCCAGAAAGAGGAGGCTGTGACAGACCAACTGCGACCCGACGACACCCGAGCCTGGATGAAGATGCTCTTCCGCCCAGGCGACACCTTCGAGGTTCGCGTCAAGACGAACGAGGAGCGCGGCGCGAAGCAGATCTGGCTCCCCTTCGGGAAGCTCGAGGACTTCGTCAACATCCACGTCCCCACCCACACCAGCCACGGGCGCCACATCTGGATCGGCGTCGCCCCCCGGCCGCGTGTGGACGACAGCAGTCCGGTCCTCCACCGGGCCCTGTGGGCCGACTTCAGCGCCTCCGTCAAGAGCGTCGACGTCGCACGCGCCCACATCCTCTCCGCCGGCCTGCCGCCGGCCACGATGCTCGTCTGGAGCGGGAACGGCGTCCACGGCTACTGGGCGCTCGACCGCGACTACACCCCCGACGAGGTCCGCCCGCACGCGAAGGGCCTCCACCAGGCGCTCCCCACGGACGCCACGCACGACTCATCGCGCATCATGCGCGTCCCCGGGACCATCAACGCGAAGGACCCGGCCCATCCGCACGCCTGCTACATCGCAGAGCACGCGCCGGAGAGAGTCTACGACCTGCAGGTCTTCCCCCAGGCGGAAGTGACCGAGGTCGTCGCAACGGGTGCGAAACCCGCCCAGATGACGCCCCTGAGCCAGGAGGACAGGGAGCTCTTCCTCGCCAACTGGCTGGACGGCATCAAGCACAAGATGGTCCTCGCGGTGGCCGGCTACCTCCGCAAGAACCTGTACTACGACGAGGCCTCCGCGCTCGAGGAGATCGTCAGCATCCACCGGGAAGCCGGCTACGAGCCGGACGAGCTCCTGGTGCGCGCCGTCAAGGACACCTACGCGCGGATCTGGTCCACCGTGGCCGGCATGCGGGCGCTCGAGGAGCTGGGGATCCGGCCCAAGGTCCGGGACAGCTTCAAGTTCCGCATCGTCACCCCGCCCAAGCGCAAGATCGAGGTCATCGACTTCACCGACGACCTCAAGGAGCAGGAGTTCTGGGTCCACGGGCTCGTCGGGCCGGGCCTCCTCACGCTCTGGGCCGCCGACCCCAAGACCGGCAAGAGCTTCGCCGCGATGCAGATCGGGTACGCGCTCGCCACCGGGCAGCGGCTCTGGGACTTCGACACCGACCCCACCCCGCGACGGGTCCTGTACTTCCAGGGCGAGCTGTCGAAGGGGATGGTCTACAGCCGCGCGAAGGGCATGTTCGGGATCCAGTCCATCCAGGACCCCCGCCGGTTTGCCATGACTGCAAAGCCGGACGAGCCGATCAACCTCGTGCGGAACCCCGAGATCCTCACCGACCTCGCGGACCCCTACGACGTCGTGATCGTCGACCCGATCTCCGTCTTCCACCAGAACGACGAGAAGAGCAGCCACAACGTCAACGAGGTCATCAGCGTCTTCGACCACCTGCGCTCGAAGGGCAAGGCCGTAATCCTCGTCCACCACACGCGCAAGGTCGGGAACGACTCCAAGGGCAACGCCCACATCCCGACCTTCAACGACATCCGGGGCTCGGGGGCCTGGTTCGCCACAGCGGACGCGCTCGCCCTGCACTACAAGACCGACCCCAGCGGGCAGCACACGCGGGTCAAGTTCATCTTCCGCGCGGCCCCCGACCGGGACCCGCTCGACCTGCACCGCCTGCCCAACGGCAGCTTCACGCACGACAAGGCCCAGTTCTTCGCCGCCAACCCCACGATGCGGGTGCGGATGGACGCCGTCAACTGATCGCGTGTTGCACTCCCACGGCACTTGAGCACAACTGCCGTAGAAACGCAACAGCGGAGAAAGGACCCCCATGAGGGCCTTCCAGGACGCCAAGGAGCTCCGCAGCTTCCTCCCCAACCAGGAGCTCTTCACCGACGCCCGGGCCCTGCTCGGAGACGGGGACGACAACCCCGACATCGTCGTGGTCAAGTACCAGCCCAGCGGCTGGGACATGCAGAACTTCAAGCCCTTCCTGGGGAAGGACGGCATCCCGATCCGCCGCCACTTCATGCAGCAGGGCATCAAGGCCTACTACACCACGGTCTTCCCCTTCTTCCGAGGGGGAGCGAAGGCCAACGCGAAGGACGTGCGTCTGGCCGCGCCCGTGGTAGCTGAGGAGCTCCGGCGGGTACCGGCGACGAAGTACCTCCTGATGGGGGCCGACGCCGCACGCTTCTGCCCCCTCTTCAGCTACCCCTTCAAGCGGTTCGACGAGATCGTCGGCCGCACGTTCGAGATCGACGGGGCCCGGTTCCGCGTCACCCACGCGCCGGCCGCCGTGGTCGCCAACCCCGCCATCTTCCAGGAGTTCCTGCGCGGGGTCGACGAGCTGATCAGCCCCACCACCGCCCCGCCCGTCGCGCCGCCAAGCTACGAACGCTACTACGTCGTCCAGAACAAGCTCCAGGCTCGGAGCATCTTCGCTCGCGTGGCGAATCCGGTGGCCCTGGACATCGAGACCACCGGCCTGGACCCCTGGTCCGACCGGATCCTGACCCTGCAGATCAGCTGGGAGGAGGGCGTCGGGTACGCCTTCCCGTGGACCCTGTTCGAGCCGGCCGAGTGGGCCGCGCTCCTCGGGGGCCGGCACCTGATCTTCCAGAACGGCACCTTCGACGTCACCTTCCTCGCCGTGAACGGCGTCCACGTCCAGATCCACGAGGACGTGATGCTGATGCACTCCCTGATCGACGAGACCCCGGGCTCGCACTCGATGGAGCTCATGGCCCAGCGGTACCTGGGGGTCGAGAAGTGGGGCGACACGGTCAACTACGACGACATGGAGGGCAACGACCTCCAGACCCTGGGCCGCTACGGGGCACGCGACACGGACCTCACGCTCCGGCTCGCCAACCACTTCCGCCCCAAGGTCGAGGGCCGCTACGTCCACAAGGTCATCCACCGCGCCCAGAACGCGATCACCCGCAGCTCACTGCGCGGGATCCGCATCGACCGCGAGAAGGCGCTCGAGTTCGAGCGCGACATCCAGAAGGCCCTGCACGACAAGCAGATCTACCTGGCCGACGTCTACGGGCTCGAGAACGCCAACAGCCCCGTCCAGGTCCAGGAGCTGCTCGTCAACCGCATGCAACTACGGTTGCCGAAGCTGAAGGGCAAGGTCAGCACCAGCAGTTCGATCATCGAGCCGTTTGCGCAGCAGCACTCTGTCATTCGGGACATTCTCGAATACAGACACCTGACAAAAGCCGGCGGGACCTATGTTCGTAACATCCTCGCCGTTAGCGAGCGGGACGGGCGTTACCACGCCCAGTTCAAGCTGGCCGGCACCGAGACGGGGCGCGTCACTGAGCCCCTGATCACCCTGATCCCTCGCGCCGACGACCTGACGAACCCCGACCTGGGCAAGCAGTACCAGGTCCGGCTCCGTGAGCTGTTCCTCCCGGACGAGGGCTACGTCATGATCGGCGCCGACTACCGGGGGCTCGAGGTAGGGATGGGCGCCTACCTCACGAACGACCACCAGCTGGTCGACGACTACAACACCCGCCTGGACACGCACTCCGCGCTGGCCATCGACGCCTTCGAGCTAGGGATCCCGCTTGAGCCCCGCGCGACCCTGAAGAAGCGCGTCCAGGAGGGGCACGCCTTCCTCCGCGAGATCGCCAAGCGCGGGACCTTCACCTGGCTGTACGGGGGGACCGAGGCCGCGATCCGCGACCAGCTCAAGATCGACAAGGAGCTGGCTGTGAAGATCCTCACTGCGCTGCGGACCCGCTACAACGGGGTCCAGGTGTGGCAGGAGCGGGTCAAGGCCAGCGTGCTCGAGCACGGCAGCGTGACGACCCCCTGGGGCCGCACCCGCCGCTTCCTGATCCACCCCGCGCTCGACGAGCGCATGATCGAGGATCAGCTTCGGGAGGCGATCAACGCCCCCAACCAGGGCATGTCCAGCGACATGAACCTGGCAGCCTTCGCCGAGGTGGAGGCTCGAGGCATCCAGACCCTGTTCCCATTCCACGACGCGATCTACGCGCAAGCGCGTGAGGGTGAAGAGGAGAAGGTCGCCCGCACCATCAAAGACGTCATGGAAAGCGTCCTCCCCGGGCCCGTTCGCTTCGAGGCCGATGTCAAGACCGGCCCCAACTGGGCCGCCCTGGGGTGACGCGGAGGGAGCTTGACCTTCGTGGCATCAACCAAGCCTGTGAAGCGCAAGAACAAGAAGACCGTCGTGGAAGAGCTCATGGCCTCCCAGCTGCACGACGCTGGGCTGGCCCCCTTCCAGCAGAACGCATACTTCATCCGGGGCCGTAAGTTCCAGGCGGACTTCTGGTGGCCCGAGAAGCGCATCGCGCTCGAGGTCGACGGTGGTGTCTGGATGCCCCGCAGCGGGCACACCAGCGGCGCCGGCTACACGAGCGACCGGGAGCGCGACGTCGAGGCCCTGCTCCAGGGGATCATCACCGTCCGGTACACCAGCGACCAGGTCCGCAACGGGTACGCGATCTCGACCTTCAAGCGGATCTTCGACCTGCGCGGGCCGCAGGCCCATGATCCGTGAGCGGATAGCGGTCGCCTTCCCGGGGGCGCAGAAGGTCGGCCTGTCCCTGTGGATCATCGACGACAGCCAGATCACCCGGGTCGCCGTCGGGTCCGTGGGGACCGACGTGGTCGGCGCCTACCTCGAGCGGTTCAAGGCCGACACGCTGGTCATCGAGTCGCACCGCCCCATCAAGACCCCCGCCGGCCCGTTCCGGGCCACCGCCGACAGCATCGTCTTCGCCCACCCCAGCTGGCACGACACCCCCATGCGGGCCCCCTTGGGCCAGCTTGGGATGCTTGGCCAGAACGCCTGGCGGATGGGCTTCAACCACCTCGTCCGACGCGGCCCCTACCGCCTCGGGCGCCTGGACATCGCCCTCCTCACCCCAGAGTGGCTGGAGGCCTTCTCCCCACCCCGGAGGACCCGTGAAGGTTGACCCCGAGCTTCAACAGGCCATCATGCGCCACCCCAGCGACGATCTCGCCAAGGTGGCCAAGGATGTCGGCGCGCAGCTGGGACGAGTCGTCCCCATCACCATGGTCGTCAAGATCAAGGGCAGCGTCCAGCGGGCCGCAGACGTCAACCGCGCCAAGGAAGTCGCGGCCGGGACCCTGGACACGAAGATCGGCCGCATCGAGGTCGCCAGCGACGTGCTCGAGCGGATCTTCCTCGACGAGGGGCTCACCCTCAAGGACCGCATCGAGGCCAGCAAGGAGCTGCGGCAGTGGACCCGGCTCGGGATGGACGCGGCCGGCATGGCGGACGAGAGCACCGACACCCTGTGGGTCGTCGGCGGGGAGTGGGACACCACGCCCAAAGGCCCTGCATGAAGGTCGTCCAGCTCGCGTTCGGCGCCCTGAACGCCCTCCAGGAGAAGGTGATCGCGGCGTTCCGGGGCGGGTCACGCTTCGTCCTGATGGTCTCCGGCCGCCAGGGTGGAAAGAGCCACTTCGGGGCCCGCTGGCTGCTCACGCAGACGATGCGCCCCGGGGTGAAGGTCAAGCTGGCCTTCGCCGTCGCACCGACCTACCGCATGGCCCGCGTCATGCAGCGCAAGCTCGAGGAGGTCCTGAAGTCGGACCCGGCGCTGTGGGCGCGGATCAAGCACACGAAGCAGCCGATCCCGACCTACGAGTTCCCCAACGGGTGGATCATCGAGGTCCACTCGGCCGACGACCCCGACGCGCTCCGTGGCCCCACGGTCTCGGCCGTCTGGTTCGACGAGGTCGCCAAGGCCGCCGAGGAGGCGTTCGACGTCCTCGTGCCCACCCTGCTCGCCACGGGGGGCAGCTTCCTGGGCACCACCACCCCGCGCGGGAAGCAGAACTGGGTCTACCGCCGGCTCTACCTGAAGAGCTGCGAGCCAGGGCACCCCGACCACGACCCCCAGCTCTACCACACGGCCTACGCCACCGTCTTCGGCAGCACCTGGGACAACGTCGAGTACCTGTCCGAGGACGCGGTCAAGCAGCTCGAGGACCAGTACGGCAAGGGCAGCGCCTACGCGAAGCAGGAGATCTCCGGTGAGTTCGTCAGCTACGAGGGTCTGGTCTTCAAGTGGGACGAGGGCAACTTCCTGCCCCACAAGCAGCTCTACGAGAACCTGGGCGAGTTCACCCAGATCATCGGCGGGCTCGACTTCGGCTGGACCGACCCGTCTGCCGCCATCGTGCTTGGGTACCGGGACGGTAACTGGTTCGCGCTTGATGGGTTCTACGAGTCCCAGATGGATCTCAACGAGATGGCCGACCAGCTGGCCATTCTGACCGCCGAGTACGGGGTCCAGAGCTGGTACGCCGACTCGGCCCGCCCCGACCTGATCAGCGACCTGCGGGCCCGGGGGATGCCCGTCCAGCCGGTCGTCAAGCCCAAGATCGAGGACCGCATCCGGGAGCTGGCGATCTTCGCGGACCACAACCGCTTCAAGGTCAGCTACCGCGCCCCGTTCGTCAGGGACGAGTTCCAGCTCTACCAGTACCCCGAGGAGGACCGCCTCTACCGGGACAAGGACCGCAAGCCCCTCGACCGCGACAACCACGCGATGGACGCCATCGGCTACGCCGTCTGGTCCGTCCGGTGGCTCTGGCGGAACGACGTCCGGTACGTCATCAAGAGCGAGCGTGCCTCCAAGGACGAGAACGACGAGACCGTGTTCCTCCGCGAGCAGCGGAAGAGGAAAGGGCTGGAGGTCCCCGACTCGCATGCGGGCCTCTACGGGAGCTAGATGCCACTGATCACCGACGAACGATCCGCGACCGAGATCCTGATCGGGATCCGGGACCGCTACCCAGAGATCCCGCTCAAGGCCTTCGCCCGGGAGATCCTGGGCGCCCACTCCGAGCAGGGGCGCCGGCTCAGCGATCTTGCCGAGCGCGGGGAGCTCCCTGCTGAGACGCAAACCGAGACCGTCAGCATCCGGCAGGAGATCAACGGGACCGAGCGGTCCATCACCCTCAAGGCCGGCCGGCTACCGATCACCTCCTTCGAGGAGCTGGTCGAGTTCTACGAGATCGACCTGGAGCGGTGGAAGCCCACCCAGCAGCTCTTCAACTTCTGGGGCAACGAGAGCAGCCCCAACTTCCAGGTCAAGGCCAACTTCTGCGAGGTCGAGTACAAGGGCCTCGAGGCGGCCGACCGGGAGGCGGTCACCGACTGGTTCGCGGCCCTGTCGCCTCAGTGGGAGCCGACGGACGGCTGGACGGCCACCTCCGGCAACCTGCTCGAGATCGTCATCAGCGACCTGCACGCCGACAAGCTGACCAGCTTCGGCACCAGCCTCGAGCAGCACCTAGAGCGGGTCGGGCAGGCGGTCGACCGAATCATCGACCGCGCCGACGGGGCCTACCCGGACGGGATCGAGCGGGTCGCGTTCGTCTTCCTCGGCGACACCTTCGACCACGAGGGCAACGGGGCCACCTCCAACGGCACCCCCCAGCAGGTCCAGGGCGACCCGCGCGAGAGCTACCTGGCGATCCGCAACTTCATCGGGACCCTGGTCCGCAACACTGCCCACCTCGCGCACGTCGACCTCTACATCCTGAGCGGCAACCACGACCGGGAGCGGGCCTTCTACGCGGTCGACAGCCTGGCGGGCCTCTTCCGTGAGCACCCCAAGGTCACCGTCCACCGGAACACCGACCGGGCGGCCATCGACTGGGGCGTCAACCTGATCGGGCTGTGGCACGGCGACAAGCAGCGCAACGAGGACATCGCCATGACCCTCATGCGCGAGTTCAACACGACCGAGAAGCGGGTCCTCGAGGTTCACCTCGGGCACCTGCACACCCGCCGGGAGGACGAGGTCCACGGGGTCCTGCTCCGCCGGTTCCGCACCCCGACCCCCGACAACACCTGGGCCTCGGAGCGGCTCTTCAACCACAACGCGAAGAGCATCACCGGGATCCTCTGGAACCAGGACCTGGGCCCGGTGGCCGAGTTCCCCGTCACGTTCGTAGGTGAGCCATGAGCGATCAGATCGCGTCCCCTGAGCAGATGATGGACCAGCAGCCCCTGCCGCCGCCGATTCCGGTGACCGAGCAGGAGAAGCTGGTCCGCCGGCTCTACACCCAGTACGACCGCTTCAAGCAGCAGATCGCCCCCCTGCACGAGAAGATCGACAAGTGGCACGCCATGTACGAGGCCGCCAAGCAGGGCAAGAAGAACTTCCCCTGGCCGGGGGCGGCCAACTACCAGGTCCCGCTGATCATGGCGACCATCGACAGCATCCACGCGCGGATCGCCAAGGCGGTCTTCGACGTGGACCCGCTGTGGCTCTCGAAGCCCCGCTCCAGCTCCGGGGTCATGCTCGGCAAGAAGGCCGAGGCGTACCTCGACTACTGGGCGGACGAGATGTCGCTCCCCGACCGGCTGGACATGGTCATCCACAACATGCTGATCGAGGGCGTGGGCGTGGTCAGGATGGACTGGGACCGCCGTACCAGGCAGATCCCCCAGGTCGCCATGCCGGACCCCGCCACGGGGCTCATGCAGCAGCAGACGGGCCCCCAGATGATCACCGAGTACGAGGGCCCCGCCGCCCGCCCGGTGCCGCTGAAGGACTATGTCCACATCCCCGCCGACGCGCCCACTATCGAGGACGCGGTCTACGTCGGGCACCGGGTCTTCCGCACCCACCAGCAGCTGCTGGACCGGGAGCGGGCCGGGCACTACTTCAACGTCAAGGAGCTCCTCGAGCGGACGGACGGGGACAGCACCCTGGACCGGACCCCCAACCCGAGCCAGGTCCTGGCCACCTCTGACTACTCGGGCGAGTACGAAGAGACCCGCCAGTACGAGATCGTCGAGCTCTACGGGCCCTACGACTGGGGGGACGGCCCGACCCCGACCCTGTTCGCGTTCAGCCCCGAGCACAAGATCCTGCTCCGGGTCGAGCCCTACCCGTACGAGTACGGCCGGGCGCCCTACCTGAGCTTCGCGGTCTACCCCCGGCCCAACTTCTTCTGGGCCCGCAGCATGGCCGACATGCTCTCCTCGCAGCAGGAAGAGCTCACCACGCTGCACAACATGCGCTCGGACGCGGTCGCACGGCGCATCGCCCCGCCGCTCCTCCGCCGCACGGGCGCCCGCTGGGACCCCGTCGAGCAGCCGTGGCGCCCGGGGATGGTCATCGACGTCAACGACCCCGCCGAGCTGATCGAGCTGGCGATGTCCGACGTCCCCAACGGGCTCTTCGCGCACGAGCAGGACATCATGGCCTTCACGGAGCGCATGACCGGCATGAGCGACGTGTTCATGGGCCGGATGGGCTCCCCGTACGCCACCGCGACGGCGGTCAACCGGGTCACCTCCGAAGGCCTGGCCCGCATGGACATCAACGTGAGCCGCTTCCAGAGCGGCATGAAGAAGCTCGCGTGGGTCATCTGGTGGCTGCTGTACCAGTACCGCCCGTACGTCGACGCCTTCCTCGTGGACGGCCAAGAGGCCACGATCACGAAGGACGAGATGCGCCCGACGCAGAACGGGCTCATGCCCTTCGAGTTCACCCCCCACGGGATGCACTCCGACTCCTCGAAGGAGGCTCGCCGGCAGCAGCTGACCTTCCTCCTCCAGGTCGCCACCGGCCCGCTCTCTCAGTTCTACCCTGACGGGATCCAGAAGCTCCTCGACGAGGTCTTCGCCTCCTACGACATCAAGAACCGCACCGAGGTCCTTGGCCCGCCCTGGAGCGTCATCCAGCAGCAGCTCCAGCAGGCGTTCCAGCAGGGGATGCAGCAGGGCATGCAGCAGGGCGCTCAGGCGGCCCAGCAGGCGGCCGGCTGATGGAAGAGCACCTGGACATCCTCCTCGAGCTGACGACCGGCCCGTACTGGCGAGCGATCAAGCGCGAGATCCGTGAGATGGAGGTGGGCGTCACTGCCCGCCTCCTCCAGCCCAGCACCTCCCTGATCGAGCTGGTGGCGAAGGAGGGCCACTCGAGCCGTCTAGCGGGGCTCCGACAGCTCGTGACGACCATCGAAGAGAAGGCCGAGCGGCACGCGAAGCAGCTTCGATCCGAGAGGGGGGCTTGACAGACACCCCCAAAGTGTGATAGGGTATTAGGTACTGGGACGGTAAACACTACCTTCGGTCTCGTCCCGCCGGAAGGAGCCCCACTTGCCCGACCAACAGAACCAGGCGCAGGCCCCTGCGTCCCCGGCCCCGACGGAAAACAAGGCCCCCGCCCCGCAGTCCAACGAGATCTCCTCGCTGGAACGCTACATGGCGGCTCGAGCGTCCTCGTCGAACGCTCCGAAGGACCAGACACAGCCCGCCGCGTCCGCTCCCGCGCATGGAGCGGTCACCTCTTCCCCGGACAACCGCGAGCAGTTCATCCCCCGCGAGCGGTTTGACCAGGTCCTGAACGAGCGCAACCAGCTTCGAGCTCAGGTTCAACCGCAGCAGCCGCAGTTCCAACAGCAGCCCCAGGGGTTCTCCCCGACGGGCATGGTGGGGCAGCAGCCGCAGCAGGCTCGTCCGGCGAACGTGCCCGACTTCGCCGACCCGCAGGTCCAGAAGCAGTGGCGAGACAAGATCGCAAACAACCCGGTGACGGGTCTCCGCGAGTTCGTCTCCCTGCTGATCCAGACCGAGGGCGGCCCGTTGCTCGAGCAGTTCCGCCAGCAGATCACGCAGCAGATCTCCCCGATCCAGCAGACGTTCCTCCAGCAGCAGCTGAACAGCTACGTCTCCCAGCGTTCCCAGGCCGACCCAGGCTTCTCCCAGGTGGCCCCAGCGTTCAACCAGCTGGTCGCTCAAGCCGCTCAGCGCGGCATGCAGCTGACCCCGCAGACGCTGCAGGCCATCGAAGGCATCGCCCGGGCTCAGGCCGGCATGCTCACCGCTACCCAACAGCCTCGCCAGGTCCCGTTCTCGGAGACCCCCGGTGGCGCTGCGAACTTCGGGCAGCCCGAGCAGCCGTCCCTGTCCCCGCAGCAGCAGGAGATCGCCAAGCGGTTCGGCATGACCCCGGCGGAGTACACCGCCTTCTATGGAGGGAACAATGGCTGAGGCCAAGCAAGCAGCGACCCCGGCCCCGGCCGAGGAGCCCGTGGTGGCCGAGGCCACTGTGGGCAAGTACAAGCTGACCCACAAGGGGTTCGGCAAGTACCTGGTGGGGGGCACCGGCAAGGTCTTCGAGGGCAAGGCAGCCGCCGAAGAGTACGTCAAGGAGCTCGAGAAGGCAGCCGCGTACGCGGAGCAGTTCGGGGACGTTCTCCCCGAGGGCTTCGAGGTTCGCGCCCGCACGCTCGAGATCCGTGGCTCTCTCACTGAGCTGCCGATGAACGAGGTGTACCTCCCTGACGGGGACATCAACCCGTACTACGACCGAGCGTGGGCGTGGGGTTGGGGCCGGGCGACCGGCAACGACATCGCCTCCAAGCAGGCTCGTGGCTACCGGGTCGTCACCCGCGAGGAAGTGGAGGAGGAAGTGAAGACGGGCAAGGTCCCGGAGCACTACCTCAACCTCCTCATGCCCACCGAGCTGGGGTCCCGTATGCAGTACGGGGATCTGGTCCTGATGCGCGTCCCGCGCGTCATCTGGCGTCAGCATCGCGCTGAGCAAGAAGACGCGGCCAAGCGGCGCATCCGCATGACCGACGAGCAGAACCAAGCAGCACTCGATCAGGCCGGGGTGAAGAACCTCTCAGGCCCGATCTCGAACGAGGTCAGCAGCGGCCTGAAGATGTCGGGCTTTTGAGCCCCTCTTGAGGTAACAGCATGGCGACCACCTACGCCATCCGTCCCATCGCGCCGGTCAAGCGGCTCGATGGGTACACGTTCGTCAACCTCCCCATCGCGTCGGGTGAGACCTTCCTGGAAGGCGCTCTCGTCCTGCGCGATGCCGACGGCAACGCTGCCGAAGTCGGCGCGGATCCCGCGCTGATCGCCGGCATCGCCCTGCACTCCGTCGCGGACGCGAACCCGGCCGACACGTTCGGTACCGTGGTTGCCCGCGTTCCCATCGCCACGGCCGACCAGGAGTTCCGTGGCACGCTCGAGGGCACCTACGCCGCCGCCGACCTCGGTGGCGACTTCGGTGTGGTCCTCGACGCGACCGGCTACTGGACCATCGACCGCTCCGACACCACGAACACCCGTGTTCGCATCGTCGGCGTCGAAGATGGTGTCGCGGTGGGCGACATCAACGTCCCCGTCCGCTTCGTGTTCCTCCCCGCTAACCGGCAGGTGATCTCGTAATGATGGTCTCGGGTACTTTCTCTGAGCTTCTGGCGCCCGGCCTGAACAAGGTCTTCAACCGCGCCTACAACGAGACCCCGGAACTCTGGCAGACGATGTTCAACCTGCAGAAGTCCGAGCGTCAGTACGAGGAGCAGTACACCTGGGGTGGCTTCGAGCCGTTCCAGAACTACAACGAGCTCGAGGACATCCAGCTCCGCAACGCGAAGCCCGGCTACACCGTGCGGTACGTCCACCGCAAGTGGGGCCTCGGCTACCAGCTGTCGCAGGAGCTCGTCGACGACAACCTGTACTCCGGCGTGATCGAGGCCTTCCCGAGCCACCTGGCTCGCGCGGCCCGCGCCACGAAGGAGACGGTCGCCGCGACGATCTTCAACCTGGGCTTCAGCGCGACCCAGCCCGGGGGCGACGGCAAGGCGCTCTTCGCCACCGACCACCCGCTCTACGGGGCGGCCAGCGGCACCTCGAGCAACACCTTCGCCACCGCGACCCCGCTGTCGCACACGGCGCTCCAGAACGCGCTGATCCAGCTCAAGCGGAACAAGGCGGACGACGACATCTTCTCGCCGGTCACCCCCTCGATCCTGCTCGTCCCGGATCAGCTGGGCCCGACCGCGCGTGAGATCCTCGGCACCCCGACGGTTCCCTACTCGGCGGATCGCACGATCAACACGCTGTCCAGCTCGGGCCTGCAGATCGTCGAGTGGAGCTACCTCACCTCGACGGACAGCTGGTTCCTCCTGGCGCCCAAGGCCCAGACCGGCCTGCACTACTTCGAGCGCTGGCCCCTGCGCCAGATCATGAAGGACATCGAAGAGAACCAGAGCATGAAGCACCTGGCGTACGAGCGCTACAGCTTCGGCTTCTCGGATCACGTCGGCGTCTTCGGCTCGCAGGGCTCGTAAGTCACAACCTAACCTCTTGGGGGCGGGGCGTTCATCGCCTCGCCCCGTTTGCTTGGGAGACCCCACATGCCCGGAACGACCCTGACCGGCCCCCTGACCCTCGTCGCTGCCCCGAACGCCACCGCCTTCGCCACCCCCGGTGAGTCCATCACCCTCGCTGTCGTGACGGGCGTGGACGGCACGGGCTCCAACGCTGCCTCCAAGGCGGACGTGGACGCCCGGCTCGGGACCATCGAAGACGCCATCAACGCGATCCTCGAACGGATCCAGTAAGCCATGCGCTGCGGCTGCAACTACGACGGGGCGGTCGCCATCACCCCCGACGACACCGACGTGAACCGCGCTGACGCCCTCTGGGTGGTCGGCACGGGCAACCTGGTGGTCCAAGGTGAGGACGGGAACGACGTGACCTTCACGGGCGTCCCGGCCGACACCTGGCTCCCGATTCGGGTCACCCGGGTCCGGGCCACTGGCACCACCGCGACCGGGATCTACGGCTTCAAGGAGCGGCGATGAGCACGCAGGCTGTCCGTGACGTCTACCTGGACCACATCAAGCACATGGGCGACCTGATCGCCAGCTCCGAGACCGCCTTCCGCGAGGCGTACGCGCTGAAGCGCACGGCCACCCTCGCGTACGAGACCGCCGAGGAACGGCTCAAGTCGCTCAAGGAAGAGCGTGAGCGGGTCCTGGCCGACTTCAGGCGCGAGTTCCCCGGCCTGAGCATCTCGGGGTTCTGACGTGTGGGACCTCGCCACCACGCGGACCCGCCTCGGGGAGCGGCTGGCCGAGGAGAGCACCGTCTTCTGGGACGCAACGGAGCGCGATGACGCGATCAACGACGCGCAGCGCTTCATCGCGGCCGTCACCCGGGGGGTCCCGCAGACCCTGACCGGGTCCGTCTCGCAGGCCACGCCCTACCTGGCGGTGAGCGGCAAGCTCCTCGGCGACTACGTCACCGCCGGGCAGGTCGACGGCGGCCGGGCGCTGGGCTTCACGGTCCAGGAGCTCGCCGACCGGGCCTACCCCGGCTGGCGCACCGCCGAGGGTACCCCCCGGTGGGCGGTCGTCGCCCCCGACGAGAGCCGGGTCTACCTGACCCCGACGAACACGGTCGCGGACGCGGTCACCGTCAAGGTGAGCGTCCTGCCGGCCGATCTGGCGGCCGACTCCGACGAGCTCTTCGGTGGGGAGACGGTCATGGAGAAGTACCAGGGCCCCCTGCTCTCGATGGCGGCGGCCTTCCTGCTCCTGAAGGAGCGCTACGACCAGGACGCTGAGCGGTTCTACCAGTTCGCCATCCAGGAGATCTCCGCCCTGGGCGTCGACCCCGCTCGCATCCCCCCGCTGAGGGAGGCGGCCCCGAATGGCTGAGTGGACGGTAGGCCGCCTTCTGGACCACGTTCAGGAGCTGATCGCTGAGGCGCCTGGCTCCTTCTACAACATCTCGACCCGCCTGGACCTCTTCAACCAGGCCCAGCGGGAGCTCAACCACGAGACGCGGGCCATCGCATCCAGCTCGGACATCGCGGTGGTCTCCGGCACGCGTACCTACACGCTCCCGGCCGACTTCCTCGACTTCGACAGGGAGGCCCCCCAGTTCGTGGACTCCGGGGGCACCTACTACAAGCTCCAGGTGGTCGAGCCGGCCTACCTGGACCGGATCCTGCCCGGCTGGCAGGACGAGGACCTGCAGACGGGCTCCCCGACCCACCTGTTCGTGCGCGGCGGGGAGATCACCGTCTACCCGACCCCGGACGCCGACGGGACCCTGAAGCTCCCCTACCTGGTGGAGCCCGACGAGCTGGCCACGGAAGCGGACGTCCCCTTCAACGGGATCCGCTCGCTGAACCGGTTCGCTCCCGCGCTGGCCTACAAGGTGGCGTTCGTGCTCACCCTGGCCCGGGCCCCGCAGATCGCTGGCGCCTTCCAGGACCTCTACGAGAAGCAGGAGCGGCTGATGCGGCACTTCGTCCGCTCGAGCCCGCAGTGGAAGCCGGGCGTCTGGCCCACACAGGAGGACTGACGTGGACCTGAACGCCCTGCTCGACATGATCATGCAGATGCTGACGCAGTCCCCGGACCAGCCGGCAGGCAACGTGCCTAGCGGGCTGCCCCCGACGGGGATCCCCTCCTCGACGATGCAGATGTCGCCCGAGATGCAGCAGATGGCCCAGCTCCACCAGATGGCGCAGATGCTCCAGATGCAGCAGTCGGGCCAGCAGTCGCAGAACGCCGTGCAGGGCGGGGCGGGGGCCCCATTCGGCGGCATGGGCGGCCGGCCCAGGGGTAGCTGATGGGACCGGGCCTGGACTTTGAGACGCTCCGACGCCTTCTCGAGATGGCGACCCAGCTACAGTCTCGCCCCTCGGCCCCCGCCAATGAGCGGGTTCCTGGCTTCCTGCAACCCCCCAGGGAAGGTGGCTTCACCAGCAACATGCCCATCATCCAGAGCCAGTCCCCCTGGGAGGACCGGGGCTTCTACCGTGAAGCGCCCGCCCAGGAGCGGGAGTTCCCTCTGATCCCCGACACCGTCCTCCAGAACATCGCGCGGCTGCTTCAGCGCGGGGGTCGCTGATGGATCTGATGGAGCTCCTACGTTCCCTGCTGGGGGGTGGGGGTTCTCCCCAGGGCTCGTCCGGCGGGCGGGGTGGCACCCCAAGCCTCCCCATGCCCTTCCAGGCTGCCCAGACCGGAACCCCTGACCTCACCTGGGGCGAGGCGGCCAGCTACCTGGACCTCCTCGACGACTTCGGGATCGCCGGCACCAGGCAGATCCGGGGCGCCGACACCAGGGGCGGCTTCGAGGCCATCCTCGACGCGGCGCAGACCGCCTTCCTGAACCACCAGGGCTACGAGAGCCCGTACGCTGACGCCTCCCTGGGCGAGCGTCTGGTGGGCGGGATCGTCTCCCCCGGCGGCGGGGCGGCGGACATGGCCCAGGGGATCGCCTCCGGGGTCCGTGCGCTTCCCGGGCTGGTCTCCGGCGCTGGCGACGTGCTCGGCGCCATCCGGCAGGGGGACGATGTCATGGAGGTCCTCTCCGACCTCGTGCGACGCCCCGCGAGCCGGGCCAACCCCACCAGCGGCGGGTTCTCCTACGACCCGCGCACCGGGGAGATGGCCGCCGCTGAGGGCGGCTTCACGGTCGGGGGGTACGGGGACGAGGTGGCGCTCGACACCCGGCTCATGGGGCCCGAGGTCATCTCGGCCTACGTGGCCAAGACCGAAGACATCCTCGAGCAGCCCGGGGCGCTCCTGGGCGGCTGGCTGAACGCGGAGGAGGGCCGGGGCTACCTGGACGTCTCCCGCGTCATCCCCGACCGAGAGACCGCGATCACCGTGGCTCGGGACATGAACCAGCTGGCGATCTGGGACGTTGCCAACCGGGAGGCCATCTCCACCGGCATCGTCCGGGGCGCGGTCGACCCGGTGGAGGCGGCCCGCTTCGAGGCGGCCAACATCCCCTCCACGATCACCGGGCACCCCCGCTTCGACGCCATCCGGCGCGACGTCAGCACCCTCGCGGCGCTGGGCTTCGACCCCGCGCAGTGGGAGCGCTCCGGCAGCGGGATGGTCCTCCCCCGCCCGCAGACCCGTGGCTCGCAGGCGACGTACGACGCGCTCCGCGAGTCCATCGAGGCGAACAAGGCCACCACCTTCCGCATGTTCGAGGCCGGACGCGCTCAGGGCGCTGTCCGCTGGTACGACAACCAGGAGATCCTGGACCTCACGGTCGAGGCTTTCGACGACCCGGTCGTGGGGCGCACGCTCTTCGACATGCTGATGGAGATCGAGGGGGTGGCCTCGGCCGGCTCCTCGGTGCCCGCGCAGACGAAGCGTGCCAGCTGGCTCTGGTACCAACTCGCCAACGGGGTTCCTCCCAGCTCGATCAAGCTCGAGGACCTGCCCCCTGGGCTGGGGGCCATGACCTGGTCCTCGGCACAGGTCCCCCCGCTCTCTCGCTTCGACGCCGGGGCCTCCCCGTTCAGCGCTGAGGCCCTGAAGAGCGGCAACTACACCAGCGACCTGCAGGGGATGGGGGACCCGTTCACCGCCGACCGCTGGATGCCTCGCATGATGCTCGACGATCTGGGGAACCGGGCCTCTCCGCCGCCCTCTGGGGTGGCGTACACCGCCCTCGCTGACGCTGCTGCTGAGTTCGCTCGGGAGCTGGGGGTCACCCCCCGCGACTTCCAGGCGGCGGTCTGGGTGGGGGCCGGCACGGTCATGGACCCGGAGTCCTTCCGGCAGGTGTTCCTGAACGGGATCCACCGGTACGCGGGCGAGGCGGGGGTCTCCCCCACGGAGGCCATCCGCCGCTTCTACGTCGGCGAGGCCCCGATCTCGCACATCATGGGGCATGACACCACCGACGATCTCCGGCGCCGGGCAGCTCGCATGCTCGCAGCGGCCACCCCCCAGGGCTCTGGGGAGGACGAGGAAGGCGAAGGCAACATGCGTCTCCTCGAGATGCTGCAAGGCGGCTTCTGATGCTCCCCGGGCCCAGCTCGGCTCGAGCGAACCAGGAGATCTTCAACCAGCTGATGGGCCTGCTCGACGGGGTCTTCGCCAACGGGCTGAACCAGGCCAACCGGATCGGCAACCCCCAGGGCGACTACAGCTACGACCCGCAGATGCCCCTCTCCCAGCCCTTCGAGAACGCCGGCCTGCCCCCGTGGGCGTCGGCCCTCCTCGGGCTGGGGTTCGGGGCGGTCCTGCCTGGCCCCGGGGAGCTCGCCTCCGGGCTCCGGGCGGCTGACACCGCACGCGACGTGGTCCGAGCGACCGACGCGGGCACCCCGCTCCGCGCCTTCCGAGCTGAGCTGCCGTCCGGCGCCGGCCCGATGGCGGGGGTGGCAGGGGACGTCCGGTACGCCAGCGTGGACCCAGCGACCGCACGCGCTCTTGCCTTCCCCGGCACCCGGGTGATCGAGGGCACCGTCTCTGCACGCCCCGGCGGGTTCGTCGACCTGACGGACCCTGCCTTCGACACCGCCGACCTGCTCCAGCGGATGATCCCGCACCTGGACATGGCCGACCCGATGGTCGCCCAGTCCTTGGCTCGGGTGCAGGCCGGTGAGATGGACATGGTCGAGCTCTTCCGCGACCTGGCCGCCCGCTACGGTACGGACCTGGGCGGAATCCCGGCGCAGGCCGGCATCGACGCCGTCCGGTACCCGGCCAACATGGGCGCGGTCAACCGGCAATCGGCGGCGGCCGACGAGATCGCGTTCTACAACCGCGATGCCTTCCGCCCGTCGAACGTCTACACGGACGAGGAGTTCCGCATGCTGTACCCCCGGAGGTGACGTGGCAAAGCGGCAGTTCTTCCGTATCACGGACCTCTCCGGGGGCCTGAACCCCGACTCGAACCCGGTCCTGATCGCCGACAACGAGGCGACCGAGATCTCGAACATCCGCCTCGACCGGCTCGGGTCCCTGGTCTCCCGGCGCGGCTACGGGCGCTACCTGGACGAGGACGCGGGCTCAGACATCCTGGCCATCGGTCGCTGGCTGCCCAAGGGGCAGACGTCGGGGGGCAAGATCGTCGCCCACTTGGCGAGCGGCAACCTGGTCACGGTCGAGACCGGGTACCCCTCGGAGCTCTCGGGGCTCAGCACCACGGTGGGGGGACGGTTCCTCCCGGTGCAAGACGAGCTCGTCTACTTCAACGGGACCGACCGCCCGGTGCTCTACGACGGCACGGACGCCCGCCAGATGGGCATCGACGCCCCCACGACCGCCCCCACGGTGGCGTTGGGCGGCGCCGGCAGCTTGACCGGGACCGTCTCCTACGCCTACACCTACTACGACAGCACGACCGGGGTGGAGAGCGACCCCAGCCCGATCTCGGCCCAGATCACCCCCAGCTCGCAGATCGTCGACGTCACGGGGCTCCCCACGACGCACGCTCGAGCGGACCAGAAGCGGATCTACCGCACCGACCCCGGGGGCGGGACGCACTACCTGCTCACCACCATCGCCATCGCCACCTCGTCCTACGCGGACGACGGGTCGCTCACCGGGAACCCGCTCCTCCCCCTCCGCTACGACAACGGGGCCCCCGGCAACTTCGAGCACATGGCGTTCGTCAAGGGCTTCATGTTCGGGAGCATCGGCGACACGCTGTACTGGTCCCGGGCCTACGCGCCCGAGTCGTGGCCGACGCTGGACTTCACCCAGGTCCCCTTCGAGGGGAACGACACCATCCGGGCCCTGGCGTCCTTCCAGGACACCCTGATCATCTTCGGCCGGCGGAACATCGTGCTCCTCGCCGGGTCCGGCGGGACCCCCAACACGGGGCTCGGCTGGTCCCTGAGCCGGACTGACGTCGATTCGGGAATCGTGAACGGTCGGGCCTTCGCCGAGGTTGACGGGGCGCTGGTCTACCTGGACTACGACGGGGTGAAGACGATCCCCGGCGGGCAGCGGGTGGCCCCCAAGCTCGACCGGGTCTTCGCGGCGATGTCGGTAGCGGACATCGAGCAGATGACCCTGCTCTACGTCCCGGAGGAGCGGGCGTTGTGGATCTCGTCCCCGGACGGGACCTACACGGTCCACCTCCCCAACCGAGCGATCAGCCACTACGACTTCGGCAGCACCCAGTGGGCCCCCAACGGGATCGACGGGCTCAGCTACCCGCTGTTCACGGACGCCGGGAGTTCACGATACGTGAACACCTACGGAACCGTGAACGACTTGGGCGCCGACATCAGCATCCTGTGGCGCTCCAAGATCTTCCAGCTGACCAACCCCGAGCTGGTCAAGTTCTTCCGCCGCCTGGGCGCGTTCGCCTCCATCGGCTCGGCCGGGCTCGTCACGATCACCATCTCCGATTCCGGTCGCAGCACGACGGTGCCCCTTGAGGCCACCTCGGACGCGGTCGGGGGCGAGTGGGGGTCGGCGGTCTGGGGCACGGACGTGTGGGCCGCTGAGGGCCTGCAATACTTCATCGGCGCCCTGCCTGCTCAGACCCTATTCGGGCACACCATGCAGGTGACGATCACGGCAGAGGTCCCCTCCCAGACGGAGGTGGTCTCTCCCATCACCTTCGAGTACCGGGAAGCCAACCGCTTCCTCGGCCAGTGAGGTAGACCTTGCCCACCCTGACCATCCCCTACCCCTCGTTCGCTCCGGGCGGGACGATCCTGTCCTCGGAGATGAACGCCAACTTCACCGCGATCTCCACGCTGCTGAACGGGCTGGTGGACGCAGCCAACTTGGCGAACGGGGCCGTCACCGAGAACAAGCTCGGGGCCCTGTCCGTCGCCACCGCCAAGATCCAGGACCTGGCGGTCACGAGCGCCAAGCTAGCGGCCGGGATCGACGCGGCCAAGATCGGCGCGGGCACGGTCTCTGACACCGAGTTCGGGTACCTCAATGGGGTCACCAGCGCCCTGCAGACGCAGCTAGACGGCAAGCAGCCGAGCGGCTCCTACCATGTGGTTGGGGACGGCACCCTGGGCGACCTGATGGTCTTCACCGACACCGACGAGACCCTCAAGAGTGTCGCTGTCACCGAGGCGGAAGCTCTCACGTTGCAGGGCGTCTCCTCCAATATCCAGAACCAGCTGAACGCCAAGCAGGCGGTGGTCGCCGGGGTCTCCGACACGGAGATCGGTTACCTGGCGAACGTGACGTCCGACATCCAGACCCAGCTCAACTCGAAGGAGGGCGCGCTCACGCTGACCGCCAACCGGGCCGTCATCTCCAACGGGTCCGGGGCGGTTACTGCGTCTGCGGTCACCTCAACAGAGCTTGGGTACCTGGGCGGGGTCACCTCGGCGATCCAGACGCAGTTCAGCGGCAAGCTCTCCACCGCCGCGGGCGCCGTTGGGACCACCAACATCGCCGACGACGCGGTGACCGCGGCGAAGCTCGCCACGGGTGCGGCCCTGGCCAACATCGTCGAGGGTGCTGGGAGCACCATGCGTGTGGGCGACGTCGCCGTGGTCCGGCTCTCCACCACGCTCATCGACGCGCAGCCGCTGGACAGCTTCTCCTACGGCTCGACGTTCTCGGTCGGGTCCCTCGACTCCAACGCGCTCTTCAACCAGGGCTTCGCCGAGATCTCGGCGACCGGGTACCTGCCTGCGGGCACGTACCGCTGCCTCAGCCGGATCGGTCTCGCCAACGCAACCCGCCAGATCGGCCTCGTCCAACGCCTGAGCTAACCCAAGAAGGAGGCCTGTATGGCCCTCGAAGTCATCAGCCTGGGAACCGACCCAACCGGCGACGGCGGCGACACCAGCGCCCTGCAGACGCAGCTCGATGCCAAGCAGGCGGTCGTCGCCGGGGCCATCGCCTTCTACAAGTCGGACTCCGACAACCTGTTCCTCCTCGCGTTCAACAAGACCCCGGCCACAACGGAGATCGTTGGGCAGGCCTGGTTCCAGCCGGTGTAACCGATGGACCCTCGCGTCGCTCTTGCCTCCGCCTACCTTGGCCTGAGCATCCCGTTCGGGCCCAACTCCCCGCCCCCGACGCTGGACTTCGGGGTCCACCCCCGGATCTACACCGAGCAGGGCGTAGACCTCCCCGGCCCCTCTGCGGCCCGCATCGCCGGGCAGGCCTCCCCCCTGGGCTACTGGTACACGGGGGAGGCGGACCCCAGCGTCCACCGCGAGGAGCTCGCCCACATCGACCAGATGGAGGCGCTCGGCCCGGCCTTCTACCTAGCCTACGCGCTGACCGGCGGGGAGCCCTTCGAGCCCTACCGCATGCGCCAGGGCGACTACGACATCGACTTCAACCGGATGTGGACGCCCGAGGACGACCAGCGTCGGCAGTTCCCCCAGTTCCGCGCCACGCTGGGGGATGACCCCTCGCTCGAGTTCATGCCGGGCTACGGGGACCTCCTCGAGGCACTCCTGGGGCTGATCCAATGAGCGTCCCCCTGTTCGCCAACAGCTGGTACGGCAAGCTGCCCGTCGACGAGGTCCGCAAGGAGATCCAGGCGCTCTACGACCTGGTCACCGAGGCGGCCGACGTCGACCTGACGGCCTACTACACGAAGACCGAGGTCGACAGCCTGATCGCTGGGGCCAGCATGTCGGCGGCTGCCATCCTGGCGGCCCTGCTGACGGTGGACGGGGCGGGCTCCGGGCTCGACGCTGACCTGCTCGACGGGCTCAGCTCCTCGGCGTTCTCGCTGGCGGGGCACACCCACGACGACCGCTACTACACCGAGAGCGAGGTCGACACCCTGCTGGGCGGGTATGTCCCCACCACCCGCACGCTGACCGCCGGGACCTGGCTCTCCGGCGGCGGGGACCTGTCGGCCAACCGGACCCTCAGCCTGGTGCCGGGCGTGGCGGCCTGGCTCGTGGACGCTGTCGGGGCAGAACGCATCTACCTGGGCAACGCGGCGGACAGCTCGAACGGCTTCCTGCTCCGCGCCAACGCGGCCAACGGGCGCTTCGCCTACCGGAACGCTGCCAACGCGGACGTCTTCGCGGTGAGCGGCACTGGGGTCCTGACCCTGGCCGCGCAGGGGACCGCCACCACCGCCGCCACCCGGCAGGATCGGACGCTCACGGCCGGCAACGGGCTGACGGGCGGGGGCAGCCTCACCGCCAACCGGACCTTCACGCTGGGTACCCCAGGCACCGTCACCACCTCGTCGACCAACGCGGTCACGAGCACTAGCCACACCCACGCCTGGACGCAGAACACGACCTTCAACAGCATCGGGTCGTACATCTTCGGCGGGCTGGACACTAAGGACATCGACGACAACAGCACCTACTCGGGGTCATCCATCCGAGGCGGCGGGGTCCAGCACATCGGGACCCTGACCACCGCGCAGATCGGGGATGCCTACGTCGTCAAGACCGGCGGCACCCTTTCGGGCACCTGGCGAGCGATGGGCGACGTCGGGATCGCCACCACCACCACCCGTAGCCGCCTGACCCTCTTCGTAAGGATCAGCTGATGAACACCCGCAACCCTAGACGCAACCAGCACGGAACGGTGGACGTGGAGATCGAGCACCCGGAGTTCGGGTGGATCCCCTTCACCGCCTCCCCCGACGACCCCGAGCCTCACGGCCGAGAGATCTACGCCCGGCTCCTGCGAGAGGAGGCCGAGGGCAAGGGCATAGCCGCCTACGAGCCTCCGCCCCCGCCGCCCCTGGCGGAGCGTGAGGCCCTGGCGCGGATGGAGCGAGACCGACGCCTGGCCGCCACCGACTGGACCCAGCTCGAGGACGTCCCTGTGGAGACGTGGCTGATCTGGCGCACCTACCGGGGCGCGCTCCGAGCGGTCCCAGAGCAGCCGGGCTTCCCGGACGACATCACATGGCCGGAGCCCCCGACGGCAGCCGACCGAGGAGAGCGAAGTGACCCTACAGGAACGACGCGACCGACTCGCGGATGACCTCGCACAGTTGCGGGGGGTAGCGCAGCAGCTGGCCCAGCGCATGGAGCGCACGCTCGGTCAGATCCAGCTGCTGGACGACCTACTCGCTGAGCCGGGGGAGGGAGAGAGTGCCTCAGACGGAGGGGAATGAGCCCCAGGAACGTCGCCTCAACGACGTGCTGGAGCGGTTCCAGCTCCGGCTGGAAGCTCACTTTGCTACGAAGGTTGAGGTTGCCTCCCTGATGGCGACGCAGGTGAAGCAGGACCTTGAGCTGGCGAAGCTCCAGAACGAGCTGAAGCACATGAACGACACCCTGTCTCAGATCTCGAGCAACATCCGCAACGTGACCTGGGTCGTGATCGTGGCCGTGATCGGGGCCGTGCTGAAGCTGGTGGTGGTTGGATGACCCTGTGGGAGACCGCGCTCGAGCACCTCTTCAAGGCCGAGGGCGGGTACGTCAACCACCCCGACGACCCAGGGGGCGAGACGAACTTCGGGATCTCCAAGCGAAGCTATCCCCACCTCAACATCCGCGCCCTGACCAAGGCCCAGGCGGCTGAGATCTACCGGCGCGACTACTGGGAGAAGATCCCCGCCACGCTCCCGGACGGGATGCGGTGGATGGTCTTCGACGCGGCCGTCAACCACGGCGTGGGGCGAGCGTTGGAGTGGCTCGAGGTGAATCACGACCTGGTCTCCTACGCCGCGACGCGCCTCCGGTTCTACGCCGGCCTAGGGCACTTCGACACCTTCGGCCGGGGCTGGGTCCGCCGGGTGGCGAACCTGCTTGACGCCATCGGGGCCTGGTACCAGAGCGCCCCTCCCGCTCGAGCGGAGACGGTGGTCTTCAACGGCTTCGGGTCGGCACCCATCGTGATTCGGGGGGAGTTCCTCTGGCGCACGCGGGGCACGAAGATCGACATCACGCGGGCCACGCCCGCCGAGGAGTAACCATGCTTGCAGCTGTCACGTTCGCCATCAAGTACCTGCCCCTGATCGTCGCTGCGGTGACGTTCGTCCAGAACTTCGCCGACTCAAGCACCCCGGGGGAGCAGCGCAAGGCCCTGGCGGTCAAGTTTGTGACCGACACCCTGGGCAAGCTCGGGGTCCCCGTCAACGAGCGCACCGTCACTGTGATCGAGTGGTTGATCGACCTGGCCGTCATGGTCCTCAACCGCTTCGGCATCTTCGAGAGCAAGGAGGGGCCTGCCCCGGAGGTCGTGGCGGTCGCTTCCAAGGCCGCCATCGAGACTCGCGTTCCTGCTCTCACCGCTGACGAGCTCCGCATCCAGGAACTCGAAGCTGCCCTGATTCGCCGGTAAAGGAGACCCCTTGACGCTCGTCCCGCTCGACGAGATGACGCCCCCCATGTGGTACGCCGCCTGGAACGCCATGTACGACGGCTTCCTGGGCGACCACATGGGGGTCGACCCCACGCTCCTGGCTCAGAAGCCGACGCTGGAGCAGTTCTACGACAACATCATGGCCGCCCACCAGGCGGGATCGTTCGAGGCCTGGGCCATCATGAAGGGGGGCGAGTACAAGGGGCACACCCTCCTCGACAAGCGCGTCGGGGAGTGGGAGATCGCCACGGTTCTGGTGGACCCAGCCGACTGGGGCAGCGGGACCGGCGTTCGCGCCACCCTGCACGCCCTGAAGTGGGCCTTCGAGAATCTCGAGGCTGAGTGGGTCGTTGCCTTCACCCAGGGCAAGGACCCCAAGGTTGTGGAGATCCTGCATCGAGGTGGCTTCAAGCCCTTCATGCACTTCCACATCATGAACCGTGACGCTTGGGACGCCCGCTGGCGGGCAAGGAGAGATCGCTGATGGGTGTACCCGCAGCCATCCAGGGCATCGGTGCTGGCGTCCAGGCCGGCCAGGCCATCAACTCTGGCATCAAGGGCGCCAAGGCCCAGAAGCAGTACAGCCAGGACATGAACGCCCAGCGCGACATGCTGGGCAACGTCATCTCGACCGGGCAGGAGATGCTCGGCAACGTGACGGACCAGTACGGGCAGTTCCAGAACCCCAACCTGGCGAACCAGGTCCTGAACCAGGCCCAGGGCGCAGCTACCGGCGTGGCCCAGAACAGCAACGCCACCGCCAACGCGCTCGGTGACCAGGGCATCGCCGGTCAGGCGCTGTCGCTGCTTCAGGGCGGCTACCAGAACAACGTCAGCATCCCTCAGGCGGGGCAGCAGATGAGCTTCAACGCCCCCGGGATGGACCAGTTCAACTTCCAGAACCCGCAGCAGCTGGCGGACCAGTTCACCCAGAACGCCCTGTCTCAGGGGGCCAACGCCCGCACGGCGGCCCGTGAGCAGGTAGCGGCCCAGACGGGGCAGCTCCAGAGCGGGCTGAACACCCAGCTGGCCGCGCAGGGCCTGGCGCCCAATAGCGGTGCGGCTGCCGCCGCCCTGACCCAGAACGCGCTCGGTGCGGGGCAGCAGCTGGCTGGGCTCGAGCGCGGGATCGCCGACATGACGGGCAACGCTGCCCTGCAGGGCGCCCAGCTCGACGCGAACAACCTCATGCAGATGACCGGGATGGGCTCCCAGTACAACCTGGGCATGAACCAGCTGGGGCAGCAGTCGGCGCTCAACGCCTTCAACGCGAACCTCGGCGCCCAGGGCCAGCAGTTCGGACAGCAGCTCGCCGGTCAGCAGCTCCAGGCTGGGATCGACCAGTCGGCCGCCAACTACGGGCTGGGCGCGGCGCAGGGCATGGCCGGGCTCCAGGGCATGCAGAACGACGTCACCCTCCAGCAGGGGGCGCTCCGCAACGCGGCCTACACCGAGCCGCTCGGCATCATGCAAGGCATCTACCAGCAGAACTACCTCAACCCGCAGCTCCAGGGCCTCGGGCAGATCGGCCAGATCGCCAGCGGCCTGATGGGCCAGGGGATCGGCGGGCTCGACCAGCTCCTGGGCCGCCAGGCCGAGGGCGTCAAGGCGGCAGGCTCCGGCAAGGGGGCCGCTACCGGCGGCGCCATCAGCGGGGCCCAGAACACCGCCGACGCCTGGCAGAAGCAACCGGCCGGGGGGAACCTGACCAAGCCGTTCTCGGCCTCTAGCACGGTCGGGGTCGGCGGCATCACCCGGAGCAGCTGATGGCCCTCTTCGCAGGCTCGGCCGCCCAGGCCACCAACGACTCGCTCCTGCAGTGGCGCCAGCTGTGGCAGCAGCAGGACGCGACCAACAAGCAGTACGACCTCGCGCAGCAGCAGATGACCTTCCAGGCCCAGCAGCAGAAGGACGCTCAGGCGTTCCAGGAGCGGCTGGCCAAGGCCCAGGAAGCGTTCCAGCTGGGGGTCCTCGACCGTAACGAGCTCTTCGAGGTCTCGAAGATCGCCCTCGACCAGATGGCGAACATGACCCCGGAGCAGCAGTGGGCCCAGGTCGAGGCCCTGCAGGGGCTGGGGAGCCCGCTCCTGAGCGTGGCGCAGAACAGCGTCCGCACCTCGCTCTTCGACAACTTCTCCGACGCGGTCAACCTGGTCGACAGCGTCTTCACGGCCCCCATCGGGACCGCCTTCAACCCCGCCTTCGTGGGCCTGGCCGCTGACGCGGTCATCGCCCGCTCGGGGATGCAGGGGGAAGAGGCGGAGGCGTTCCGCAACCAGCTGGACGAGGCCCTGGCCGCTCGCGGCGGGGACGCGGAGGAGTGGAACGCCCTGCAGTGGGATTCCGCTCGCACCTCGCTCAGCCAGGCCCGCGCCAACGTCGACCAGACGGTGGCCCAGACCACGCAGATCGACGCGCAGACGGCGCAGATCTTCCAGAACACCCAGTTCGACGCGGACAAGCACGGGTTCATCGTCGACAGCCTGGAGCTGCAGAACCGGCTCCTCACGCTCGAAGGCAACCAGCTCGAGCTGGTGAACGGCAACCTGCCGGCCCAGTTCTCCGCCGAGCTGCGGAACCTGGAGGCCCGCACCCGAGAGCTCGACAACGGGGCGGAGCTCTTCAACCGGACGCTCGAGCACCAGGTCCGCACGTTCGCGGCCCAGACGGGCATCGCCGAGGAGGAGCTTCGCCACACGCTTGCCACCGGCCTCACCCGCGACGCTATCGTCCAAGGGGACCTCGACTACCTCCGGGCCACCATCGACTACGTCGGGGCCCAGGAGGCCGAGTCCATCGCCCGGGCCGAGGGGCTGAACGTCAGCACCGACGCGGCTCGGCTCGACATGACCAACACCCGGGTCGCCATGGTCACCCAGCTCGTCGAGCTTGGGCGCGGTGACCTGCTGGCGCAGGTAGGCGGGGAGCTCTTCGCCGGTCTCGGGATTCCCGAGGACGCGCAGGGCGAGCTGCTGGCCTCCCTCCGGGAGACGGCCGACAGCCGGCTCTCGAGCGCCGAGAAGATCGAGAAGGCCAACGTGCAGGTGGCCCTGGCCGAGGCCCGGCACGCTACCTGGCAGGCCGCCACGGCAGAGGAACAGCGCCGGTTCGATAACGACATCGCCACCCAGCGCCTGGCGCTGGAGCAGCAGGGGATGGCCCTGGAGGAGCAACGCCTGCAAGGCTACCTCAACAGCCTCAACGCCCCGGCGCCCGGCTCCGTCTCGATCCCCACCTCCGACATCCACAACGCTGTGAAGAACGGGATCGGGATCAGCGTGGGGGACCTCAACTCCGCCACCTCCAACTACAACGGCTGGGTCCAGGCGGACCAGACCATGATGGGGATGGTCGCGGCCAACCCCGACGGTACCTTCGAGGTCCGGGACCGGGAGGGGCTCGCGGCCCTGGCGCAACAGTACGGGATCGACGCCTCCCTGATGGACCCGCAGGAGACGGCACGTGCTCTCCAGACCTTGATCACGGTGGAGCGGAACACCACCCGCTCTCGCGCCGAGGCGGACACCCTGGCCTACGCCCGGGCGTTCATCCAGGAGTCGGGCCGGATCCCCACCGCCGGGGAGCTCGGCTTCGAGACCGGCGACCCGATCTACACCGCCGCCATCCAGCGCATCCCGGGGCTGACCCTGCTCCCGGACGCCTCGGACGCGGTGACCCTGGACCTGGAGAACCTGGCCGCCACGCTGTCCCCCAGCATCGGCGAGGACGGGATCCTGTTCGGGGGCGCGTCGGCGGTCTACGAGGACCTGCTGGCGACGCATGGCGAGACGGCGCTGGAGGCGGCCGGCATCTTCGACGCCTCGGCGGTCCTGCCGATCCTGCAGCGGGCCAGCGCCGAGTACCAGCAGGACTTCAACCTGGCCACGGCGGCGGCCGAGTCCCTCGGCGCCATCACCGGGCAGACCTGGAACCTCGAGAACGCCGACGAGCGCATGAACCTCGAGCAGACGATGGCCTCGTACGAGAACACGGCCGAGACCTTCATCGGCATGCTCGACGAGCTCCCTACCCGGACCCAGGACTTCTTCAACGGGTTCGTTGGGGGCTGGCAGCCCAGCCACGAGGAGGCGCAGTACGTCCTGAACGTCTCCCGCACCCTGGGGATCCCCCTCGCTGGGCTACTCGAGCGCGGGCTGGTCAACCAGGCAGGCAACATCACCGACCGTGCCGGCTTCCGCCAGCTCCTCCTGAGCTTCCAGGGCACCCTGGCGGACCAGAGGATCGCAGTGCAGTCCATCGACGGGCTGCTGAGAGAGAGGTGAGATGTCCGACTTCTTCAGCGTGTACGGGGCCCAGCCTGTAAGGGGCCCGGCTACCCCCACTGCCCCCACGCGCTTCTCGGACGTCTCGTTTGAGCCCGAGTACGAGCGGAACTTCCTGGAGCGCGTCTTCGCGCCCTTCGAGGCACCGCAGCAGGGGCTCTTCGCGCTGACCCAGGGGGTGGCGTCCGACGGCTTCCAGCCGATGGACCTGATGGACTCCCTGGGTCACGCGGCCCGGTACTTCAACCCCTGGTCGAACGAGAAGCCCATCGAGGCCGACGAGATCCGCCGCACCTTCCTCGGGGAGCAGGCGGAGCAGGCCGGGTGGGCGAAGTTCGGGACCAACCTGGCGATCAGCCTGCTCTACGACCCGCTGCTCTTCACCGGCCTGACCAAGGGCCTGGCGAAGCTGGGCACGGGCGGGGCCGGGGTAGCCCGGGCGATCAACCTGGTCGCCAACCCGGCTGAGGAGCTGATCTCCGCCACGAAGTTCGTCGCCAAGGACGTGATCGGGGCCCAGATCCACCGCCTCGGGCGGGAGGTCATGGGCCCCACGAAGTGGGACTTCTGGTCCACCCGGATCGCGCAGTACACGACCAACCGCTTCGCCGGGGTCCCCGAGGAGCTGGTCCAGAAGCTGGGCCGCTTCGAGCAGGACGTCACCCGGTGGCGGATGGAAGGGTTCGCGGTCATGAAGAAGGCCGAGAAGCTGCGCGGCCCCCGGGCCCAAGAGCTCTTGGCTGAGGCGCTCGAGACCGAGGCCGTCTACCTGAACCGCGCTGGCCGTACGCTGGAGCCGGCGCAGGAGCTTGCGGCGGACGCCTTCACGAAGAAGCTGGCCGCCGAGGGGATCAGCGAGGACCTGTTCTACTCGGTCTACGACCGTGCGCGTCGGCTCGACGACGAGATCGGCAAGGGCCTGTACGGGGCCGGGCTGATCGACGCGACCGACATGGAGACCTACCAGGGGACCCACCTGCGTCGCATCTTCGCGGCGTTCGAGAAGCCCCTGGACTACATCGACCGGATGGAGGCGCTGATCGTCTCCAAGCCGGATCTCGCCAAGGACGTGACCCGGGTCAGCTTCAAGGCCCTGAAGCAGAACCTCGACCAGTTCGCTGACGAGGTGGCCGGGGCCGGGTTCCGGGCCGTCCGCCCCACCGACCGGGCCGGGCGCGCTGCGTTCCGTGGCACGGTGAACGCCAGCCCCTACTTCAACCCGCAGGCCCGCAACGCCTTCGACACCGAGACCTTCTCGAAGGACCTGATCGACTGGCTGGGCCAGAACCCGGACAAGACCGCCTCCGACGTCTTCGAGCACGTCCAGACCAACATGCTGGGCGGCATCGAGATGGACGGCAAGTTCTGGGAGAAGATCGGCAACCACCTCTCGGGCGCCGAGTACACCCAGCTGGGGCTGGAGAGCTACCGGAACAAGCTCCTGGACATGGCGCACGGGCACGGCACCACCTGGCGTGCGATCCAGGAGCGGGCGGAGATTGTCTCCAAGCGGGAGAACATCCGCCCCGAGATCGCTGACGCGCTCGGCGAGATCCTCACCGCCGCCCCCCGGGTGGCTTCGGAGGCGGCCGACGCTGGCCGGCTGCTTGAGACGCGCAAGTTCCTCGACGACCTGGCGGGCGTCCGGCGCATCGGCCCGGAGGCTGGGGAGCTGATCGAGCGGGCCAAGTCCATCATCACCCGGGGCGACAAGCTCCCGGACCAGCTGATGACCGACATCGAGCGGGCCGTCGGTCGGCCGCTGAAGCCCACCGAGATCGCTGAGCTGGGCGCCGGGTCGATCATCGAGCAGGTCGACAACACGATCTCCTCGGCTACCCGCACCGCCAAGCACACGATGCAAGTCCCGGCGAACCCCACCTACGGGGAGATGGCCGGGCGGTACGTTGAGCCTGGCACCTACCTGACCCTCCGCCGGCTCGAGGGCGTTGGCGATGTGGCCAACCCCACGACCAACATGGCGAACAAGACCATGGACCTGATCCGGGACGCGACCGGGCACTTCAAGGTCATGAAGGTCATCATGGACCCGACCGCCCAGTTCCGCAACATGCTGGGCAACATGGTCCTGATGGACCTGCAGGGCACGAACCCCCTCCGGGTCGACAAGCTGATCAAGTCGGGCCGGGAGATCCAGCGGTTCATGACCACCGGGGACCTGGGCCCGTACATGAAGCTCGCCGAGGAGGCGGGGCTGTCGCTGTTCCAGCACACCTTCTCCCGGCAGGAGCTGATCGACTTCGCGCAGACGATCTCCAAGGCCCCCGTGGACCGCAGGTCCTGGCAGGGGTTCTTCACCGGGGTCTTCGAGGCGATGAACGGCGTCTACCGGGGCACCGCCCAGGCGGGCATGAAGGCGTTCGAGTTCTCGGAGCAGACCTTCAAGCTCGACGTGTTCATCGACCAGTACGAGAAGCTGGCCTCCGGCGTGGCGCGTGCCGGCCGGACGCTGACCCCTGAGCTGCGGGTCGACCTGGCCAAGCAGGCCGGGGCGCTGGCAGAGCAGGCGCTCTTCAACTACGCGGACGTCCCCTACCTGGTGGACTTCGCTCGCAAGTACGGGGTGGTGCCGTTCGCCACGTTCCCGTTCAAGGCAGTCCCGTACGTCGCGGAGACCCTGCACCGTAACCCCCACCGGGTGCTGAAGTACCACCGCACCGTGGAGGAGGCGAACGAGTCCGGCCCCTGGTCGCCCGCTGAGGGCCCCGAGGGCGTGGCTCGAGAGGTGGCGGCCCTGCCTCGGCACCTGCGGGACAACCTGGTCCTGCGCCTGCCGGGCGCGGACGCTGCGGGTCGGGCGCAGTACATCGACCTGGCGTACTTCCTGCCCTGGTACGTCCTGCAGGACCTGAAGGAGCAGGCGGGCGATCCCATCGCGTCCTTCTTCGGGAGCGGTGCGGCGGGTACCCCGGCCACCGAGGGCCTGCGGGGCGGGATGCTGACCCCTCCGGCGATGGCGCTGATCGACGCGCTCCGTCGGAACGAAGACAGCCTGGGGCGCCCCATCGTGCAGCAGGGGATGTCGTCGGGTGAGGCGGCCCTGCAGTGGGGCAAGTTCCTCACCGAGTTCTGGCTCCCCCCGTCGGCGCTGGGCGGTTCCCGCTCGGACGCTGTCGGTCGGGCGCTACAGGCCGCCGCTCGTACGGACGCCGAGCCGCAGGACTGGCAGGAGAACCTGGGCCGAGCTCTTCGGCTCGGGGCGAACCAGGACCGGGTGCTCCCCGCCCCGGGCATGCTCCCCCAGGGCCAGGCGCAGGTGTCCAGCGACCCGATCTTGGGCTCGATCCTGGGCCTGCTGACGGGCGGGACCTCGGCCTCCGACCCGACCCAGGCACGCCAGCAGGAGGTGGCGGCCTTCCGGGGCTCGGCCACCGACGTGGCGCGGCAGATGGCCTCGATCCGCTCCAGCCCGAGCCTGTCGGTGGAAGAGAAGCGGAAGCGCATCGCTCGCCTGCGGGCGCAGCTGATGGAGATGCAGGAAGAGACCCGGTCCACGCTCGGCCGGATGTAAACGAAAAACGCCCCCCTCCCGGCCACCGATCTGGTGGTCTGGGAGGGGGGCGTTTGTCGTTCAAGGGGTGGCGAGGTCGATGTTGGGGATGATGGTCGTGGGGCGGAAGATGACCCGGTAGCGGTAGACCCCTACCTCAGCGGCGTCGAGCTGCTCCACGAAGTAGGTGACGTTGTCGCTCAGGCCGAGGAAGTGCTTCTTGTAGCCGGAGGAGCTGGTCTTGCAGGTCACCTCGAGCTGGGCGTCGGCCGCGTCGGCCTCGATGGAGCACAGGCCCTCGATGGAGAGCAGGTACTGGTCGGTGATGCCGTTGAAGAAGACGATCCGGCGCTCGATCTCGAACTGCTCGGCCGCACGCGAGACGTTGTAGGAGGCCATCGTGGCCTCGGTCTCGCAGGCGGTCAGCAGCACGACGGCTGCCAGGGTCAGGGCGATCAGGGCTCGCTTCATGGAACCTCCGGGGTTCTGGGAATGGGGAGGGGGTGGGCTAGTACAGCCGACCCCCTCGTGGAAGAGCTCAGGTTGAGGACCCCTGGACTTGGGTGGGATTCCAGAGCTCCGTCACCAGCCACCCCTTGGCGTTGCGGAAGAGCCTCGAGGTGTCATGCGTGGCGGGGGCCGCCCCACCCCCAGACGGGCGCCTGAGGTGAGCGTCGAAGGCGGCCGGGCTGCCGAAGATCTCGTCGCACTTGGCGCAGACGCAGACGTTGAGCCCGGTCCAGCTCAGGGTGCGCCCGTCCCGGGTGCGGTGGGTGAAGGGCTCAGCGGCCACGGCGGAACCTCTCCACCGCTCGACGGAGTCGCCAGGTGAAGACCGCCCGGATCCACCAGGCCTCGATCTCGCAGAGGGCCCGAAGGTAGAAGACCATCGCGCGTTCGTAGAGGGTCATGCCCAGCTCACCTCGCAGGCTCCCCCTGCGCAGGCTGCCTCGCCGGCCAGGGTGGTGTAGTCCGAGGTCTCGTCGATCTCGGTCACGTCGATGTCGGTGAACTGGATCGCCAGCAGGTCGTAGGTGTCAGCGTCGATCTCCTGGAAGGGGGCCTGGGTGTAGGTCCCCCCGTCGTACGGGAGCAGCGCGATCCCGGAGTAGAGCTCCCGGTTGCGCCACATCCACTGCCGGACCTGCTCCCACTCCTCGGGGCGCACGCTGACCGTGGCCGAGACGTTGTTCCGGTTGGGGCCGGAGCGGTGCCCGGGCAAGATCCAGTCCCGTGTGACGTGTGCTACCCGGTCGAGCAGGGTGAGCGCGGTCTCGTCGTCCCGCGTGACGGCGCCCTCGGGGGCCCGGGTCGGGACCGAGAGGACCAGCGTGTTGGGGTCACCGACCGCGTCCTCGAGCGGGAAGGGGAAGGCCGGGTCGTGCTCGGGGCGGTACGGCAGCTTGCGGAGCAGGTACTGGGCGACCGCCTCCGTCTTGTGAAAGCGGGTGCGGCGGATGTAGTAGGGCGCGTGCCAGGCGTGGATCCCTGAGCTGGAGCCCACGACCAGGCTGGCGGTGCCCTCGGGCTTGATGGTGGTGACCCGCGCCGCCGGCCGGATGCCGAGCAGCTGCGAGGCCAGGGCGTTGGCCTGACGTGCCTTGTCGGCCGCCCGGGCCAGGTCCAGGCCGTCGATCTTGCCGCTGGCGATCCCCGTCATGCTGACCCCGACCAGACGCTCCCGCTCGGTGGTCTCCTTCCAGCCCGGGTCAAGGAAGTGGAAGTCGGTGAAGGTGGCCTGCACCGTGCCGATGATGGCCGCCGACCACGCCCGCCAGTCCAGGTCCTCCTGGCCGGTAACGTCGCTGACGTTGATCGTCGTCAGGTTGCAGAACTGCATGTCGTGCAGGGCGATCTCCGCGCAGGGGTTCGTGCCCATCTCGCGGTCGTTCGTCCAGAAGATCCCGGGCTCGCCGGAGCCGCTGGTCGACAGCGCCGTGAAGACGGAGTCGAACAGGTGGTCGTCCTCGCCCCGGAGCAGGACCGCGCTGTTGTTCGCCAGCGCACGCTGGTCTTCGAGGTCCCACCAGCGCCCGCTCTTGGCGTGGAGCATCTCCTGGTCGTCCGGGCTGAAGAGCGCGATCATCGCCGAGCGGCGGATGCCACCCGAGACGACCGCGTCGGCCAGGAAGCAGGCGATGTCGTGGACGTCGATGGGGCGGAGCGCCGGGTCGGGGTGGGCGAGGCGCATCTCGAGGATCGAGCGGGTGTGCTCGAGCGCCTCACGCAGCTTGGCGGGGCCGGGGGCCTTGCCTCCGCTGGTCTTCAGGACCGTGCCGGCGGGCCGGACCTCGGAGAAGTCGAAGCGAGGGAGCGGGGCCCCGAAGAAGTACGCCTTGACCAGGGTGTCGACCGCCAGGGCCCAGCCGATGACGCTGTCCTGGACCAGGTACTTGCGCTCAGGGCCAGGCGGGCGGAGCACCGGCAGCTGGCCGACGTGGTGTCGCTGCACGCTGTACCCGATCCCCGACCCGCCCAGGAGCAGGAACATCAGCTCCTTGAAGAAGGCCGGGCGTCGGGCGTGCATGAAGCCGCAGTTGTAGATCCGGTTGTTGTCCCTGAAGATGGGCTCCCCAGCGAACTGGAGAGCCCTCATGGCGGGGAGGATTTCCCGCCGCAGGACGCGACGGAAGGCGTACTTCAGCTCGTGCAGGAGGACGTCAGTGTTGCCGTGGGGGAGAGAAAGGTAGTCGATCTGGTCGACGAGCATCTGGTAGTCACGGGCGACCACCTCCTCGAAGGTCTCCCGGCGACCGAGCTCCCCCCACCAGCGAGCGTACTTGCCGAAGGCGATCAGGGAGGACAGGACGCGAGCGGGGGTATCCATCACTCCTCGTCGGCGTCCTCAGGCTCCTCCGGCCCGCGCAGGCCCAGCTGCCGGGCGATGATGTCGGCGATCAGCTCGACCCGGGAGCGGAAGATGGCGACGTACTCGAGGAGCGCGTCGGGGTCCTGCGACAGCGGGGTGAGCGCGAAGAAGGCGGTCAGCTGGGCATCGCTCGCACGCTCGATGAAGCTGAGCGCCTGGAAGGTGGTGTGGGAGATGTCTTCGACGTCGAGCACTTCGGGGATCTGCATCAGAAAGCTCCTTCGGAGAAGAACACTTGAGTGGGACGCCCGGCGCCCACTCCGGCCAGACGCCCGATCAGGACCTCGCCCTGCTCGTGCAGGGTCTTGAGTGCGGTGCGGACCTGGTACTCGGACAGCCCCGTGCGGGCGACCAGGGTCTCGACGGTGTAGAAGAGCTTGGAGTCGTAGATCAGGTCCCCGACGATGTCAAAGGGCGGCTTGGTCGTGACGGTATCGGCCATGGTGGTGCTCCTACTGGGAGTCGCGCAAGGGGGTACGGACGGCATCGCTGACGCGCGTGATCACGATGTACGTCGGGCCGGCGGCCAGGAAGAAGATCAGCGTGGCGGCCATGACCCAGGCGGGGGCGTTGAAGAAGGCGGCCACGCCCCCGATGAAGATGGCGAAGAAGGAGATGCCGACGAGGGGGGTCATCGGTACGCTTCGTGCTCCGTCATCACCTGGTGGCACACCGGGCACTGGAACATGACCGCGTTGTAGCCCAGGTCCTGTGTCGAGCCGATCTGCCGGAGCGGGATCCCGACCTCCTCAAGATCGGCGCATGTCTTGAGGGGGACGTACCCGCAGCGGTGTCGGAGGGGGGTCCTACGGAGAGACATCTCCCACCGGATCCCGAGGGCCTTGGGGGTGGGCTCCGCCAGCGGCATTTGGATCTGGGCCTTCTTCGCTGGGAGGAAGCTCGGCTCGTAGGAATCCGAGTGCAGCAGCTTTGGTAGTGAAGACGATTTCTTCCTCAACCTCGCCCTGTACTGGTTCCACACGCTCGACGACGTAGCCCCCGATGGCGGCGCGGATGGAGAACACACGTCAGGCCTTGACGATGCGGGACTTGAGGTTGTTGACCTCGATCAGCAGCCCCTTCACCGCCCACGGGGGGAGGATCTTGAACTCGTGGGGCTCTTTGCCGGCCACCTGGACGGGGCTGGTGACCATCCGCTGGGCGTTGCGGAGGATGCGGTCGCGGAACTCCTCGGCGGACAGGGTCCACTCGGCGATCTCCTCCAGGGCCCCGGCCAGGCGGTCGTCGTCCTGGTGATAGACCTCGTGCGCCCGGGCGGTGGCGTCGGCCCGCTCTTCCGCCTCGACCTCGGAGCGGACGATGCGGACCTGCTGGGAGCCCACCTCACGCCCGTTGACGTAGAGCAAGGTGAGGGTGACGTCCTCCCAGTCGGCGAGGGGGGTGGGATCGGGGGTGTCGTTCACTGGGTGGCTCCCTTGGGGCGCGGATCGAAGGGGTGCTTGATGTAGGTCCCGATGGCGGTGAGGTAGATCATGACCCCCTCGGCGGGGGTCCCGGGGTCGATGCGGGACCCGGAGATGGCCAGGACGTCGAGGTGGTAGTCCAGCTCCTCGGTGCTGAGGGGCCCGTGGTACAGGAGGGGGACGACCTCGCAGCACTCCGGGCGCTGCTCGCCCCAGCGCTGGACGTTGAAGAGCGCGAAGCGGCGGTCCTGCATGTGGTAGGAGCGCTGGATGCCACGCCCGTACCATTCCCCGAAGTGGTAGCCCGGGCCGAGGGCGCGGAGCTCGGTGGCGTTCTCCTGGACCCAGGCGGCGAAGCCGAAGTTGTCGTCCCCCGGCACGATGACCCGGGTGCGGGACTGGGCGGAGACCTCGCCGTCCTCGGTGATGACCACGCAGGCGTTGGTCCCGTCGATCTTCTCGGTCACCACCATGTTGACCTTGGCCAGGCGGGGGATCTTCCCGAAGCTCTGGAAGGGGGCGCTCACGCACGCACCCCGAAGGCGGTCAGGAGCTGGGCGGCGGCGCGTCGGGCCCGGCGGATGGGGCTGTTCCGGTTGAAGCGGCGCGGCTCCTTCGAGATCCAGTCGCGGGGGACGAGGCGCTCGTGCCCGTCCGTGTGGCGAACCAGGACCTTGGCGGGCTCGGTGTCGGTGGCGGGGCGGGTGGCGAGGATGCGGACGGACTGGGGGCGTCCCTCCCCCACCAGGTAGTGGGCCCCCTGCGAGAACAGGCGACCTCGGTAGGCGTTGTCGTTTCGGTTCATGCGGCTCCCTTCTCGGCCTCGCAGAAGTCGATGACCTCCTGCAGGGTGATCTCGTAGTCGGATTGGTAGACCAGCTCAATGACCTTGTCGGCCAGGTCCTCGACCCCGTCGGCGTATGCACGCTCCAGGTCAGCGAGGGAGAAGGAGGTGGCCGAAGCCACCTCCACGATGTCGTCAGGCATCAGGGTCCTCTTCGGGCATGAGGGTCTTCATGCCTCGGGCGAGCTCGTTCCAGATGGCGGCCACCTCTCCGCCGGCCGCAGCGTAGCCGGCCATGTCGACGTAGCTGTCGTGGTGGAACGGGTTGTGGGCGAGACGGCCCAGCTTCACGCAGAACATGAGCGGGGTCACGTCGTAGGCCATGAGCGGGATCTCGACGTTGAAGCGGCGCTTCAGGTAGGCCCGCATCAGCTCGGCGATGACCAGGAAGTTGTCCTCCGGGTCCCCGTAGTTGCTGTTGCGGTCCTTGTGGACGTAGCCCTTGGCCTCGTCCAGGATCGAGGCGCGTGTGACCTCAGAGTCCGATGGCACGGCGCACCTCCAGCTTGGCCCTGTGGGCCCCGTCCAGGTACGCCTCGCCTCGGGCATGCAGGAGGGCGGTGCGGATGGCGTAGGTCAGGCGTTCGACGCGCACGACCCCCGCCGGGGTGCCCTCGATGATCGAGAGCACCTCGGTGAGGAGGGGCATGACGCCCCCGTCGCTGCGGGTCAGGTCGTCGAGCTTGCCCTCGCTGGCCGCGCTCTCCCGGGTCGGCGCCTCAGTCGCGGCCGAGGGCATCGAGCACGTCCCGCTTGGCCTGAGCGTAGCCGTCGTCGTAGCCCTGGCTCCAGGCGCCCGTGGCGAGAGCCTCGAGCGTGCCCCGGCGAATGGCGGTTCGGGTGGGGTTCGGGTGCCAGGCGTCGGAGGCGTTCACCTCGCGCAGGGCCTGCTCCACCCCCTCCCGGGCCTTGGTGGCCGGGGAGGAGGGGAGGTTGCCGTAGAGGACGGAAGGGTCGAACTCGTAGCCGATGCCGAACATCTGGTGCTTCACAGCGGGGTGTCCTCCTGCGCGGCGAGGAGGTCGACGCGCGAGATCGGGTAGTACCAGGGGGCGACGATCTTCTTGTAGGTCTTCTTCTCCTTCTCGTCTTCCTGCTCGCCGATCTGGACGATCAGCTGGGCGCCGACCAGGTCCGGCGGGTTGATCTCGACGACCGGGTTGGCGGCCATCTGCTCGTGGGTGAAGTCGTTGATCGCCATCCAGAAGGCCTTGACCTTCGAGGGGAACGACTCCGGGAGCCAGTCCTTCAGGGTCGCGCTGCCGACGGACGGGTGGTAGAGCTGGAGCTCCAGGACCAGCATCGCCCCGCCCTTCTTCGAGATGTCCGCCTTGACGGACGTGACGGTGGCCTCGGTGGGCCCGAGGGGGAAGTCCCCGATGAAGGACTCGGCCTTGCTGGTGTCGACGACGAACGATGCCATGTAGATCTCCTAGGTCAGGCGCGGGGCGCCGGGCGAGGGGCTTGGGGACGCGGGGCGGGACGGGTGGGTGCGGCCGGAGCGGTGCCTCCCTTCAACTTCTCCAGCAGCTCGATCATGGTGGGGTTGGCCAGGGACCCGAACCCGTGGCGGTCCTTGCCCTGGTGCCGGACGCGGTGCGAGAAGTCCAGGACGCGCTTGGTCGTGACGCCCTGGACGGTGAGGTCGAGGAACCCGATGTCGTCGAAGAGGCCCGAGACCAGGGACCAGACGGCGGGGCTGACGTCCGGGCGGACGATCTCCCGCTTCAGCACCTCGTCCTCGGTGGCCTTCAGGCGGGCCGTGAAGACGGTCACCAGCTGGGCCTGCCGGGCCTTGTGGACGATGCTGTAGAGGCTGTCCTTCAGGGCCCCGTAGGACTGCCGGGGGTCGGGGGCGGCGTGCAGGGACAGGAACTTCTGCTGGAACTCGGTGAGCGAGTCGAGCGCGAAGAGGCTGTACCCGTCGCTGTTCTTCGTGCGGATCAGGTAGTCGAGCGTGCCCTCGACACGCTGCACGACCTCCTGGGCGGTGGTGCAGTCGTCGAACCCGATGATGTGCAGGTTCTCGAGCTTGGCCGAGGTCGGCTGCTCCAGGAACCAGCGGGACTGGTAGGTGACCGAGCCCCCCTCGGTGTCGAGGATCAGGGCCTTGTCGTCGGGACCGACGCTGCCCAGGAAGGCGGTCTTGCCGGCGCCGGCCACGCCCCCGAGCAGGATGTTCGGGTACTGGGGCAGGGCGGCGGGGGTGGAGATCGGGAGCGGGCTCTTCGGGATCATGCGGTCTCCTCGGTGCCCTCGTAGGGCATGATGTAGGTGTCGTAGTCGTCGACGATGCCGGTCTCCCAGTCCGTGTAGGTCTCGACGTGGACAGTGTAGAGCTGGCCGACGACCAGCCCGCCCTCGGGCAGGTGGATGGCGGCGTCCGTCCCCGCCTCGGCGATGTCGTCGAAGATGGGGTCCCACTCGGGCTCGGGGCTGACGCGCTCCAAGGTCACCCCGGTGATGAAGTCGGTCCCGTCCCCGCTGCCCCAGGCATCCAGGCAGGGGATCGCCCGGTAGATGTGGGGCCCCCGGTAGCGGGAGGGCTCGGCGGCTGCGGGCTCCAGGTTGAACGCGGTCGGGGGCATCAGTCCTCCTGGCTGAAGCGGTCGACCTTGTCCTGGTCGACGGTGTACTCGGTGGCGCGGAGGTGGTCGGAGTCGGCCCCGATCAGCTCGGCGTGGCAGATGTTCTTGAAGCCGCAGTCGTTGCAGCCCCAGTGCGGCTGCCGGACGATGGACTCCTGGTCGCGCAGGTAGATGGCCCGCTGCACCTCCTCGATCAGCAGGGCGCTCTCCTCGGGGGTGACGTAGACCAGCTTGGACTCCCACCGCTTCGGGTAGAAGAAGTTGAACATCGTCCCCAGCGGGCGGGTGCCGGTGATGGCCTCGATGGCCGAGGCGTAGAGCCGGGTCTGGTAGTCGAAGAGGAACTGCCCCAGCGACCAGGCGCGGCTGGCGGTCTTGTGCTCGACGAGCCAGCTCCCCGCCGTGGTGTCGAGCACCGCGTCGATGAAGCCGTAGAGCAAGACCGGGACCCCGTTGCTGTTGACCAGCCCGATGTCGGCGTAGAAGGCCTGCTCGACCATCGGCACCCCGGTGATGTCGGAGGGGTCGAGCTCCTTCAGGTACCCGGCCACGACCGCGTCGATCTCCAGGCGGTCGGGCTCCCCCACCACGGAGGAGGGGTCCCCGGCCTCCCGGGCCAGGGCCATCGCAGCCAGGGCCCGGGCACCGAGGCCCCCGAACTCCGGCCGAGGGCCCTTCCTCCCAGACCCCCGGGACTTGAGGTCTGAATACAGGGCCTCCATGACGGCGTGGAGGTAGCGCCCCTTCCCGAAGTAGCCGGGGGTGGAGACGGGCTTCAGCCCCTGGCGGTAGGCGTAGTCGTGCTTCTTCGTGCAGCGGAGCAGGTCCCGGAGCTCGGTGACGCTGATCCGGGGGTACTCCTCCGGGCTGTCCACGTTCGAGATGTAGGCGTCGGGGTCACGAGGCATCGGCCACCTCCTCGGCCGACGCGTCGAGGTCCCGGAGCGCGGCCTCCGCCTGACCGACCACGGCAGCGAGCCGGAGCAGGGCAGGCAGCGTGCCCTGGGAGAAGAACAGGGTGGCGTCCCCGATGCTGACAGCGACGAAGTTGCCGAAGATCTCGAGCCGGGGCTCGCTGTCAGCGCGGACGTGCAGGTTGACGGTCAGACGTTCCATGCAGGGCCTCCTTCAGGATGCGGGTACGCTCGGCGGCGTACTGCTCGGGGGTGGGGCGGGACTCGGCCAGGGCGTGGAGCAGCTTGGCCACGGGGGCGGGGTAGGGGGGCATCAGCCGGCCCGGAAGTCGGCGAGAAGCACGCCGCGCTTGGCGCGAGGGGCCGCGTAACCGACGAGCGTACACGAGGCGATTGCCCCGGGGGTGGTGACCCAGTAGCTCACCGCATCGGAACGCTCGTTCCCGTCGGGGTGGAAGCCCAGGGCATCCTTCAGGGAGCGAGCCACCACCACGAACCCGGCGTATT